TGGGACCGATGGAGAACGAAAGAGACAAGCCGTTCAAGAATGCAGTGGAACTGTCTAACAAAGAAAACGAGTTCCAAGGCAAGTTCCGCATGGGACAGCTTAACGTCAGCAAGGTTCGTGAACGCATCAAGACTGACCTGGAGAGCTTTGACTCGAAGGTCAAGGTCTTCCCAAATCTGGCAATTACCTGCTTAGATCAAGCCGATGATCTTTCAAAGTATCGCGTTGGTGGAACCGTTGTAAGTGTCAAACGTGAAAACCTAGCTGCTTCGATCGCTCGAGAAGTTGGAATGCCTTGCTTCCTAGAAAGCTGGGGCCCTACCCGTGACACTGTAAAAGAAGGGTTTGCACTGTAATGTACATCTTCGGTAGCCCATTTCATGCAGCTCAGGCGTTTGACTCGATGGATCATGATGAAGAGCCTAGTTCTTACAGAGAAAAGAGAACTCACTGCAGCATCTGTTGCTGTTCCGGCGTCGCGTGGAAGATGACCAAGTTCGGCTGGAGATTAGTGTACTCTCACGGAAGCCTAGAAGGTAAGATCCATGCCTGTAACCCAAATCGACCGAGATTTCAACCTGTCAACTCCACTAACGAATATGATTAAGCTTCACTAAGACTCAAATAAGAGTTTACTTTTTTGATGCTCATGATATAATTACTCCATCAAACAAATGGAGGTAATTCATGATTAAGCTTCGCCAATACTCTGATCTCCATCTGGACAGTTACTGGATCCCAGGAAAGTACAACGGTACCTTCTTTGAAGAAGGTCACTGGGGTGAGCTCTGGTATCCACCCTTCCGCGCAGATGACAAGGAGACAACCTTACTCCTGACAGGTGATCTGTGGATCGGAAGTCACTTCATCTTCAGCAACGGTATGTCATGGATTCAGGGGATCGCAAATCGCTTTAAGATGGTCTTGATCGTGCTGGGTAACCATGACTACTGGGCTTGTAAAGAGTATCTGACCATCAAGGATGGAGCTCGCAAGTGCAATGATCGCTTGACTCAGATGGGAATCTACAACGTCAAGGTTCTTGACTGTGATACCTACGAGGACGGAGAGTATCTGTTCGTTGGGTGCACTCTGTGGACAGATCTGAACAAGCGCGAGACTTTGACCGTGTTCAATCTACCAACTTTCATGAAAGATGCTGACATGTCTGCGGTCTATGAAGATGGACCGGGGGTTGACGTGATGTGGCCATCTGAAATTCCGCATGCGAGCGGGTTCTCGAGGTTCACTCCCGAACGTTGGTTGGAGACTCATAATCGTCATAAAGCTTACTTGAAGCTGATCTTTGAACAGAATCGTGACAAGAAGATCGTCGTGATGACCCACCACGTCCCGCTGTTAACTCTAGGAAATCCTGAATTTCCCCCATCTTTCATCAGCGGTTACTATGCGAGCGACCTAAGTGAATTGATCTTGGACAACCCTCATGTCAAATACTGGTTCTACGGCCACACGCATTACCAGAACGTGACAACAGTAGGCGAGACGACGCTGATCAACAACTGTGTAGGGTACAAGAATCAGTTCTTTGAACAACAAAAGAAAGTCAGTCATGTGCCTATCGTGGTGAAAGATTAACCACAAGGTCCTGAGCTTCCTTAAAACAAAAGTCTTATAGGATACCATTATCATGGAAAAGTATACGTGGGTTGAAGTGAACATGCATGCTGACGGTACCGTGCGGGTCTACGGCAACGGTGGAATGATCTTTCAAGTACAGGGAGACAACGTCGACATCGAGTATCTTTCCTAAACCGATGCCTCCCTCTGGCGAAGCAGTTGCAAAGAAGATATGAACTACCAGTATTCTTTCTGGCCAGAGCCTAAGAAGAACGTGATGGTAGCTACAGTCTACCTCGTGTCAGCTAAACATCCTTGGCGAAAGATCAAGGTAGTACAGGCTCACGTCATCCAACGAAAGTTTACCTGGGCTCAATTCAAGGGGCACCGTTACTTACTGGGAGCAACTGCGTTCTACACTTTACCCTCAGCAAAGAGAGCTAAGGTTGGGTACCTGACAAAGCTTATGGGTCGCCCAATCCTAGCCAGATTCCAACCAGAACTGTACTATAAAGTGAAGAGTATATTGGAGTCAGGAGTGATCGAGTGAACAAGTATGAGATGCTGAAGAAGTCTCTTACTGAGACAGGTGTCGGGACAATGAAGTGTTTCGGAAGCTCCATGCTTCCGATCTTACCAAACCCGTCTACTTGTGACTATGAGAGATCAGTCGAGTACAAGATTGGTGACATCGTGTTCTGCAAGGTAAACGGGCGTTACATCGATGCTCACAAGATCACGAAGAAAGATGGAGAACGGTACTTGATCAGCAACAATCACGGTCATGACAATGGCTGGACAAGAATCATCTATGGTCGAGTCATTCAAGCCAAAGATAAGCATGGAACGTTAACTTATGAGCACAAAGAAAAAGCAGGTTCGTGAGAACTTTCGTGACGCGGTATTCAAGCGAGACGGCTACAAGTGTAAATTTTGTGAACGTACTGAAAATCTTGATGCGCACCACATCACCGACAGGAATGAGATGCCGAACGGTGGTTACGTGAAGGAAAACGGCATCACTCTATGCGAAAAGCACCATGCCGATGCTGAAGAGTGGCATTCTTCTGGAGGTAAGAACTGCCCGGAGGGATTCTTACCGGCTGATCTCTACAAGAAGATCTTCAGCTCACATGAGAACGCAGTGAAAGCTTCACTAAGACTCAAATAAGAGTTTACTTTTTTGATGCTCATGATATAATTACTCCATCAAACAAATGGAGGTAATTCATGAAATTCGACGAAGCACAAGAAAAACTCACAGGAAGGGCTCTCGAAGATCAGCTGAAGTTGATCTATGAGTGGACTAAGACTGGAGCGATCAATCTCCATGCCTTCACTCGTCTAATCAAACATCATTCGCGAGCAACGCAACTTGCGGGGATGGAGTTCAGTCAACTAGTTATTGAGTGTCTGGACAAGGACATTGATCACGTTGCTTTGCTCAGAGAGCCTGGGGAAGGTTACATGAACGGAACGATGCGCCGCGCATTGCTAGCCGCGGAGAAGTTCTGATGAGCAACCTCGTCATGTACATCGACGGTAGCGAATTCTTCACAAAACATACTAAATTGAAGAAGACGCTTCTAGGCTGGGGAGTAGTCGCTCTTCATCCAGTACACGGTCGGCAAGAGTTTGCTGGGTCTTTTGAAGTAGAACATGGCCAAACCGGCTATCATGAGATGACAGCTTTGCACCGTGCGATCGAATATGCTGAGATGCATGGATTCAAGCCAAGTGAAGTGACGATTTTCACAGACTGTCAGTGGGTTGCTAACAGTGGATTCAACGTCACTCCTGAGAACTTTAGTAAGCTGCGCGGAGACACTATCGACCGAATCAAGAGGTTCAAGAAGTTCTTCTTTAATGAAGATGATTATCTGGTGGAGAAGATGATCTACTGGCTGATGAACATGTCTCTTCATAAGGTAAAGGGGCATAGCTTCATAATCGATAACATGAGAGCGGATTACCTCGCTCGTTCGGGCAGCAACAAGAAGGTTCTCGACTACTCCGATTGGTTAAAAAGTGGATTTGAATACTGGAACAGCCAGCTAAATGTGAGCTGTAAATATTTTATACCATTCTTAGAAGAAGCAATATGAAGATCAAATATCCTCGCACGATGCATCTTGATTTTTCACCTGGGCTTCAGAACGATGATCGTCTCATCGAGTCTCTTTCTGGCCTTCTAGGCCATGAAGTCATCGTCACCGAGAAGATGGACGGAGAGAACTCAAGCCTCTACCGTGATGGTTTTCATGCTCGAAGCCTCGACTCAAGACATCACCCGTCGCGTGATTGGCTAAAGCGCTTTCACGGCAATATCGCGTATCAGATTCCTGATGGTTGGAGAATCTGCGGTGAGAACATGTACGCCCAACACTCGATTGCCTATGATGACCTCGAGAGCTACTTCTACGGCTTCTCGATTTGGACAGAGCGAAACGTGGCTATCAGTGTACGTGCTCAAGATGAACTGTTCAAAGAGCTAGGTATCGTTCAGCCAAAACGTTTCTATCGCGGCATCTTTGACGAGAAAGTACTTCATGATCTTGCTGTGAACCTCGACCCTCATAAGGTAGAAGGTTTTGTTGTTCGGGTCACTGATGCTATTCCGTTTGATGACTTTGGGATGAAGGTAGCCAAGTGGGTTCGCAAGGGTCATGTACAGACAGATGAACACTGGATGTCTAGAGCAGTCATTCCGAACAAATTGAAGGAGAATACATGAAGATCACCGCGGAAATCTTCAAGCAGAAGACCGGTGAAGATCCGATCCACGATGATCTGGAGCGCTGCAACTGTCCGGATGCTGGGAAACCAAGTCATCAGTTTTGCGGTTGGTGCACAGACCATGACAAGCCACGTTCACGCTGCGGCTGCCCTGCGGACAAGAAGAAAGCAGCAGAAGATCGAAACTTCAACATCTTGAAAGAAGTTCTCGGAGACTATCGAGTCGTTGATCTCTTGGAATCTGAAGCCGACGGTGTATGGGCAAACTTGAAGGGTCTAAAGCCTTTCCATGAAACTTGTTCTTTTCACGTCGGAGAACGGCAATATCACTATCAAGGCAAGATCTACCACGTTTTCTTTGAGCTTGGTAGTGATTCTGATCGTCCTTGCTCGATAGGTGTTCGTGATTACTATGAGTGGGCAAAGGATCCTACACAATGAAGAAGATGAGATACTTTCTATTCACTTACACGTGGCAGAATCGATACCGAGTCGGTGATGGGAACCTTTGGATTTCAAGTGATAATTTCCCGTCATATAAATTCTTGAAAGAATCTGCACGGAGTCAAATTCACGACAGCGACGTCATTGTTGTGATCACTGGGTGGAATGAGTTCAAGTGCAAGGAAGATTATCTTGCTTTCACCGGAGAAGAAAGTGATAGTGAAAATTCGTAAGAGACGCTATGTATGCAAGCATTGTAAGCAAGTTGTATTGCGCATCAGTGACAAGCAATGGATCAAGTCCTACTGCGAAAGGACTGGCAAAACTGTACATCTAACTCTGGAGAAAAAGAATGCAGGCAATTAAGATAGAGCTGTTGATCGTCAACTTCGACGGGTTAGATCTTGAAGAAATCAAGAGTGTCATCGAGAACACAAGATACCCAAACCATTGCATCTCACCTCAAGTGATGTCGGCTGAAGTCAAAGAGATTGGCGACTGGGACGATGATCACCTGTTGAATGATCAGGAAACTTGCAAGCAAGAATTCAATCGGCTATTCAAACCCAAATACCTGAAGGTGATGGCAGACTACAGCTCTACAGGTCTGTGGAGAGCTGACGGTTGCAACGTTGATCCAGAGAACTACAATCTCTCAGCTGAAACGTTGAAGCTCTTGATGGCTTGGTGTGATCTCTACGAGTACAACGATGACTATCTAGATCCTAATCAACGGAAGCAACCGACCTTCGACATCAAGACCTTCTCTGAACAAGGTTTACAAGTATCAGAGGCGATCAAGAAAGATCTGCCTGACTACATGATCGTCTACTTTGATGAGACAACACACAAACTGATTACAATAGGAGAAGAATGAAAGATCTGATCAAAGCTCTCACGATCTTCCTAAAGTATGGAAATCCGTCATGGCCCACACTGTGAGCATGACGTCATGTACATCGTAGGGATCAACCCAGAAGATGTGTCTGAGGAAGACAAGAAAGAACTAGATGACCTTGGGTTCTTCGTTCACAAAGATGAAGGTGAACCGAGATTCAAGTCTTACAAATTTGGCAGTGCATAAACAGGAGAGAAGAATGAAAGAAGCAAAAGCGATGAATCTAGTTCCGATGGTCGTGGATTCTGGGCAGCACGGCGAGCGTGCTTATGACATCTACTCACGACTGTTGAAAGAGCGCGTAATCTTTCTTGTCGGGGAGATCGATGACTACACAGCCAACGTGGTGGTTGCCCAGATGTTGTTTCTGGAGTCTGAAGACCCTGACAAACCCATCAATCTCTACATCAACTCACCCGGCGGTTCAGTCACCGCTGGAATGGCGATCTATGACACGATGCAGTACATCAGGCCTAAGATCATCACACTGTGCATCGGTCAAGCCGCAAGTATGGGTGCACTGCTGTTGGCCGCGGGTGCCAAGGGTAGCCGGTTTGCACTACCGCACTCTCGCGTGATGATTCACCAACCTCTGGGTGGATTCCGCGGTCAAGCTTCGGATATCGAGATCCACGCGAAGGAAATTCTGTCCATGAAGCGGATGCTGAATGAGATCATGGCAAAGCACTGCGGTCGTACGGTGGAAGAGCTTGAGCGCGACACCGATCGTGACAACTTCCTGAACGCTGAGGGGGCAGTCAACTATGGGCTGATCGACAAGGTTCTTTCAAGGGATAAGTCATGATCAGTGCTGACACCGACGGATACGATAAGATCCGCAGGGTAGGTGAAGACCTTCTAGGCACATGCCAGTCAGTCGATACAATTCTTTCTCAGGTCTTCGAAGTTGAAGACTTAACGCTCGAGGAAGTTCCAATCGAACTGCTACATGAGCTTGACGAAATCACGATGGAGTGTGTTGCCTGCAACTGGTGGTTTGAACCTTGCGAGCTTGACGATTCTCAAGTGTGCAAGGACTGTGGTGGAGAGTTTGATGACTGACATACAACGGCTTCTTGATGAAGAAGCTAACTTGAAGAACTCAGGAAAAGACGCAGTTCACGTCGAGAAGCTCATTCGTGAGTTGCGGAATCCTGAGTCACCCTGTTGCTTCGGAGAAGATGACTGCTCGTCCTGGATGTTGTCTCACTGTCCCTGGCGCATGGACTGTGGAGTTGATCTAACAATCAATGATGCCCAGGCAGCAGCCGGAGGACTTTCGCAAAAGCCTTTAGAGTATTAAGGTGTTAGACGTCCCACGTCACCGAGAGTGGGGACGTCTACTCCTCGAGTCCCTGTTGAAGCTGCCCGGACTTTGTTGAATAGTTGTGTAGTCTTGAGCGTCAGTTTTTGGATGTTTTGAGCCATGTGATCACGCTCAGCATCGTCTCCCACCTTCAGAATCTCTAGCTCCTGTCGCTGTCTCTTGAGAGATGGCATTGCTAGCTTGGTGAGAGCCTTGAAAACATTTACGATGCTTGCTGGATCATCGCCTAGCTTGTTTACTTGATTCAACAGGTTAAAGAGCTCTTTTGCATCATTGATGTTTACCCCTACGTCTTGCTTTGTAATGCTCGCACGATAGTCAGGTTCGGCGATGATTTTCAGACCTGTGATGATCATCGCTAGGTGATCAAGGTCAAGAGCATCACGAGATCCTTGCTTGAAGAGTTCTTCAGGCTTCTTGTTCTTCAGCTTAGCATAGACTAATTGAAGGTAGTCTACTACGCTCTCGTTCAAGTTCTGACTGATGAAATTTGAAGCTTTGTTTATCGAAGATTCGATGAGAAATTCTTTCAAGCGCATGACAATCTCCTCTATGTGTTAAGTATTTATTGATCTCTACAATAACGTGTTTACTTTCTTGATGTACATGATATAATGTATCCTCAAATATGAGGGAATTGAGATGAAACTATCTGAGTTGAAGTTAGCGATAGAAGCTGCGATAGCAGAACATGGTGATCTGACAGTCTTCGACGAAGACCATTATGGAGTGACAGGTATTGATGTCACTACTCTTGAAGAAGGCGAATTTCCTACTGAATGGAACATGCCTGATAAATTTGCAAAAGTGGGGAGCTACCGATGAGCAAATGCCCCATTCACAGTAATCCAGAATTTTGCTGCGCTGGAACCTGCGACGAATATCAACGACGCAGAGGGGATAATAGTAACTCTGATTCCAGAACCGTTTCGGCTCTCAAAGAAGTAGCTGAAGAAGCTCTTACTCCAAGCCCAATCGACTTGATCAAACCCGCATGTAACTTGATCGGTGAAGTTGCATCAGGCACTGCCGAAGCAGTCGGAGGGATTGTATCTGGAATCGCCGAAGTTGCAGGATCTATTCTGGATTGATGATGAAAGCTATCTCATTTGATGTTTGGAACACGCTCATCATTCCAAATCCTGTGTTTGCTGCTCATCGTAAACAGCTGATCGCATCAACGCTTGGAGTTGATGAAGAATCGGCAAGCAAAGCTTACACCAAGGTGAAACGTCAAGTTGATACTAAGGCCGAAATATACGGCATTGGCTTTAATACCCCTGCTGTATATCGTACTCTCTTAAGTGAGCTACAAGTACAGCTTGATGAGAGTGATCTTTTTGACTTGATACATAAAGTCAACGAGTTGTTTCTTGTATATTCTCCAAAAGTCCCATTGCAAGTGATCAAAGCTGTCAACTTTGCACAGGAAAATGGCTTTTTGATCGGAATTGGAAGCAATTCTAACTTCATCTCTGGAAAGATCATGCATCCGTTCTTGGAGAAAACTCTAGGAGTCAAGTTTGACTTTGGAGTATACTCTGATCTCTGCGGTACAGCTAAACCGAATCCTGAGTTCTTCAAGAACATCTTGAAGCAAGCTAACACGATCAATGTAACTCATATCGGCGATCATGAAGTCTGTGACGGTGGTGCTGAAGCAGTTGGTTTCAAGTTCGAGCTGATCAAGAATCCAGAAACTTTGTTCAACGTCGTCAAGGAAATTTATCATGGGTAACCATCAACGCTTTTTCGTTCACTCCTTTTGTGATCTGCAATCTTCTGGGTTTTCTGCCCATGAGTACTCCAGGCTAAAGTTCGGTAGTGATTCTGCAGCAAAGAAGTTAGGACGAGAGCTAGCGATCAAGTTCTTTGAGGCACACTCTGATCATCTTCTCGCTAACAACTGTGTCGTCATTCCGTCGCCGTACAACTTCATCAAGAATGCTGCTACTGTGCTGACGATGCACTTCGCGAACAAGCTCAATGAATTGCTGGTCAGTTCAAACGGCAGTCACTTGGACTACTCGATCATCCACCGCAAGGTCAGCTACACGAATGACTACGGATTCTTGTCAAAAGACAAACGTAAGAGTCTCATCGACAATGACTCATTCTATCTCAACCGCGACTTCATCGAGGGGAAGACTCTCATCTTCATAGACGATGTTCGCATCACCGGTACACACGAAGAAAAACTCGTAGACATCCTCGATCGTGACAACATCGATAACGATGTGTTCTTCCTATATTACGCAAACTACGTAGGAGACTCTCCTGACATCGAGGCTAAGCTGAATTTTGCCGCGATCTCCTCGATCGAGGACTACCTGAAACTCGCTCAAGAGCCTGGCCATCACACGATCATCAGACCGATCAAGTACATTCTCGGACAGACCCCAGAAGTGATCAAGGAGATCTTGCCTAAGATGACAGATAATGCTGTGCAAGAGTTGTATTGGGGATGTTTGGGTGAAGGTTATTACAAGATTCCTGGGTACCATTCCAACTTCACCAAGATCTCAAAAGAGTTTTCAACTCGAACTGAAAGCTGCTGATGTTCACGATCACTAACTTCGTCTCAAAACAACGAGCTGAAATCTTCTGGGAACCCAGCGGACAAGACACGCGTGTCTTGATCTCCATGACGACACCCGCGATTCCTGACACCGTCTCGTGGAACTGCTCGCCAGCAAAGTTGCATGATGATACTTGGAAGGCAGTCCTGAGACTCGAGTATGATGATCGCGATCCTGGTCTCATGAACGCTGCAGATGTTAAACATTACCGACTCTTTAACGAAGATGACGCGGTCAAGATCTTGAAGTTCTTGAAACAACATCAAGATGATACTCTACACGCAATCTGTCACTGTGAAGCTGGCATCTCAAGATCTGCTGCGGTGGCAAAGTTCATCGCACGTATCTATAACTTGGACTTTCCTCCAAGTTATGACGTGTACAATCGACATGTATTTTCAACCCTTCTGCGAGTCTATGGAACTTCTCTCTACGGAGAGGGACCATTGGCAGTAGAAGATCTACCCGGCCTCAAAGGAGAATCAAAATGACCGATGTAACAGCAACCGTCCCAACTCAAGTGATCGACAATGACGTCGTACTGCAGGATCTAATCATCCAGATCGAAGATCTGGTCTTCATTAATGACGTCGTACTGCAGGATCTAATCATCCAGATCGAAGATCTGGTCTTCATTGTAGAACGCATCGCGCGTCTACGTGATGACAATCTGTTCAGGTTCCTCTCGAAACAATCTCGCAATGAACTGTTGCAGGGTTTGGTGGAAAAGTCTGGCTCTGTCGACGATGCGGCAAAAGCTGCTCACCGCTCACTCAAGAAGATCAAACGTGAGCGTCTGCCTGAAAACATCGCTGACCTGCTCCTGTCAGGTCAGCGTCAACATGCAGTTGCTGCTGCTGTCACTGTCAGTGGCAATCCAGTAAGCGAAAGTGAATGATCAAGTAACAGTTTACTTTTGATGACTACCGTGATATAATGCATCATCTTGATGAGGAATGTTATGAATTTTCAGCCCGGTCACTATCTCGCGTATGAAATCTCGGAAAAGAGTCGTGCACACCTTCTGCGGTTGTTTCGGCCTCAGTTCTCTAAGGTGATCTGTCACCACGTCACAATCGAGTTCAACCTGACTCCAGAAAAGCTGAAAAACTTCGTAACATTGCTTGATTCTGCTCCGCCGGTCTTCGCGAGAGGCATCGCTCGCGGTGACGGGGTAGAGTGCATTGCGATCACGATCGGTAAGGATGCGGTTCGTTCTGACGGAAGTTTCTACCACATCACACTGTCAGTTGAACCGCCTCATAAACCGGTCGAATCAAACAACCTTCAAGATAAGGTTGAATTGATCCGCGGTATCGTTAAATTAGAAGGTGCATTCAAGCTGTTGAAAAAGTAACAATTGGTCTGTAGCTCATTGGACTCACGAGCAACCCGGATCTAACTTAAGCTCTAGCATCCGGTACGTTAGTGGCGTGTACTTCTAGGACCAAACCGGAACGAGATAGGCCATCTCCTTGAAGGTAAGCAATTTTAGAGCACATCGTAGAGCGCTAGCTTTCTAAGCTAGAGGTAGGTTGGTTCGAATCCAACCCAGATCAGCCAACCTGGTAATTTAACAAGTAGTATCTGTGATAGAAAGAAAAAGATGGCAAAGAAAGTTCCCACAATCGACTTCAACCCCTTCGAGGGATTCTACCTTGACCTTGACGGAGTCTTTGCTGACTTTGAAGGACGCGTCTTCAAACTTTCCGGGAAGCACCCACATGAACTGGGCAAAGGCCTCTGGAAGATCGTCATGGCCGACAAGCAGTTCTTCGGTTCGCTGGAATTCATGCCTGACGCCGAGCATCTCTGGACATACACTAAACAATTCAACCCAATCTTCTTGACAGGAGCTCCTCCCGGAGAGCGCTCTCGCATGCAAAAGGTTGAGTGGGTTGCCAAGAAGTTTGGTCCTGAGCACACAACCATCGTGCTGCCAAAGAAGGACAAGCAACTGCACTCGGGACCAAATAAGGTCCTGATCGACGATACTCACTCTAACGTCAATGAGTGGGCAGCCAAAGGTGGTCATAGCATCTTCCACAAAGGTAACGTCTGGGAGACGATCGAGTTGGTAGAAGAACTGCGTCGTTCATACAAGGTCTAGCCTATGCTTTTGACAACATGGGTTCTAGTCATGTCATTCTCAACTCCAGGACAATTCCCTGAGCGAGTTAATGTACAGTCATTTCCCACGATCACAGCATGTATGATCGCGCTGGACGATCGCGAAAGATTGATCAAAACCTTCATCAAGACTCATCCAGAAGTGAAGGGGAAGGTGAAGATCGAAGCATCATGTGTATCACAAATTTTTATCTAACTAGCTGAGGAAAAGAGATGACTCAAAACACTGCCAATGAATATCCAGTACAATTGCTGGAATACTTGGTCAACCTGTCGGAAGACCCCCTCTGCACCCCGTTCATCTTGATGGACGAGTACGTTTTCTCAACCTACTTCACCGCGTTGCTACAAGGTCTGCCTGTTGACAGCAGCAATGAAGCTCTGTCAAAGATCCTCGCCGACATCATTCCAGGTTTCGATCTAGAGGCCTTCGAGACTCTTGACTCTATCAATAACCTCGAGAAGCAAGAGAAGCTGATGCAGATCGTAAACAACCTGCGCCATCAATTCTCTGAGAACATCACCACAACCTACGTGCGTGACTTCGTATTGTCATCGGAGATCTACCGCACCCTGCTGTCCACATACAAGACGAACAATGAGTCAAGTGAAGCATTGAAGAAGATCGTGAACGCGATGTTTGACGTGATGCGTGACAACTTTGCTGGTCGTATCTCCTCGATCACGATCAACATCCAACGATTGACCGACGCAATCAAGCTATCTGTCGCCGAGGGAAAACTGATGGAGATGAATCTTCTGTTCTCAGTCGACATTCGTGCTGCGATCTTCCGTGACTTCTTGTTCGCGATCAACCGTAACTCTTCTCTGCTCGAGCACTTCTACAAGGTGATGCTCGGCATAAACCAGTCGGTAGACGGTATTAATGATTGTTTGAGCGACCGCAGCAAGCCGATCGCTTTGGGTATCGTCAACTATGACGCGAAGTCTAAGCGACTGCCAAACATGTCTGATTTCTGGGTCTATGCTCTGTCCCATTACACTGACAATGAAGATAAATTCTTCGAGCGCTTCCTGGAGCCGTTGAGGGAGAAGAAGAAATCTTCTTCCGGGTCGATCGCGAAGGCTTCTGTCGCTGATGAGCTCTTGCTCAGCAACTTCTTGAAGCAAGCCTATGATGCAGCTGAGGATGCTTCTTACGTTAGCAAGTCAGATTCCAGCGTTGAGCGCGTCACAGACATGATCGAGAAATCTCTCGGCCTGAACGTTATGTTCTACGGTAGTCGTCGTCTTGATAAGATGAGCTACGTGGTCAACATGCTAAAGGAACACCACGGCTTCAAGCCGATGAAGATCCGCACCAAGGATGCTAAATCAAGTGACATCCCGGCGATCTGCTACGTTGCCCAGCAACGCGCCAAGCACATTACCGTCAAGGATATGCCTGTCATTCTGATCATCGAGAAAGCTGACCAGGCTTTGACTCGCGGTAGCAGTAGCCCATCTTGGTTCCTCGACATGTTCGGTAATGACGGTACCAGCAGTAGCAACAAGGACGACGATCTAACAAGCGATGAGCTGCTGATGATCAAGAATCCAGTTCCATCGATCTGGTTGGTAGACTCACCATCTTCGGTGTCGACCGATAATGTGGGAAGGTTCTTGCTCCACGTCGAGATGAAGGGCGGTTCTCGTGCTGATCGTCGTGAAGAAGTTCAGAAGGTAGTCGATGAGCTCGGCTTCTCTCCTGAGATCGCGATGAAGCTCTCGAAGTATGTCGAACTAAACGTCGAGCAGATCAAATCTGCTGCTCGTGCTGTTCAACTGCTCGGCCTGAAGGGCCCAGAGGGCGAAGCCAACTTGTTCCACGTGATCGCTAACAGCCAACGCGCGTTGAATCGTGAGAAGATGGAAGAACTGCGCGACAGCGTGACCAAGTACAGCCTTGATCTGTTGAACCTCAGTGGAAACGTCCCGGTTGACAAGATCATCCAGGCCCTGAAAAAGCGTCCGTCTGGTACGATGTGTCTCTACGGTCCTCCTGGAACCGGTAAGACACAACTGGTCGAGTACATGGCTATGGTTTTGGACATGCCGCTGATCAAGAAACGTGCTTCTGATCTACTCGATAAGTATGTGGGAGAGTCTGAGAAGAACATCGCAGCGATGTTTGATGAAGCGAAGGCTGAAGGTGCGATACTTCTGTTGGATGAAGCCGACAGCTTCCTCCGTGATCGTGCAATGGCCTCCAAGAGCTGGGAAGTATCTCAAGTCAACGAGCTGCTGCAGCGTATGGAAAACTTCAATGGTATCTTCATCTGCGCTACCAACCTGTTCAACTCACTAGATGCAGCTGCTCTACGGCGTTTCGCTTTCAAACTTGAATTCAAGCCTCTGACTCGCGAGCAACGCTTGAAGATGCTGATCAATGAGACAGGGGTTGACATCCTCGCAATGGATACTACTGAACATGATCGTGTGGTGTCTACGCTGAATGGGATCCCTCACTTGACACCTGGTGATTTTGCCGTCGTTCGTCGCCAGGCAAATCTGCTGTGTGAAGAAGAGCTATCAGTTGACACTTGGTTGGAACGTCTCGCGATGGAATCCAAGGCGAAGTTGGCCGGTCTGGAACGCAACGGCATGGGCTTCATCGGTGGTGGAGAGATCGCCGAACGTCGGAACGACGAGTGATGAATCTGAGGGCTTCAATTTGAAGCCCTCAATCTTAGATAGGGATAATACATGTCTGAATGGACTATACAGAAACCACCATCAAAATCTTATAACGTCAACTATCTATTGGCAATCTCTCGACTACCAGATCACTTTTACGCTCTGGTGAACGGTCTCAAGGGAAGAGATGCTATGTACCAGAATCCGGGCGTCTCTTTGAGGAGCTTCGTGATCGGAAAGTGCATTCGACAGGAGATCATTGAGGTTAGTGGTGATCTGATCGATACCATTGCTGAGTGCGAAAAGTTCTCATACAGCAGTGAGACTCTGGCAAAGATCGTCGAGACACTTGAAAAGACTTCGCATGATCTGTCTGAAGCGATGTTAGCCTTTCCTCCCAACAAGAAGATTATTCGAACGGGAACTGCTCTTAATGAGTTGACACAAGGTATGCGTCTCGCGTTTGATGCATTTATCATGAGTCAAGATCCGTCAAAAGACCACATCAATCTTTTCTCTAATCAGAGCATGATGCTCCGGTCGGTGATGTATGAACTGATGGAGATGATCGAGACAATCAAGTACGATCTGAAGCTATGAGCGGAGAGAATCAAATTGACTTTTCTCCGGCGCTTCAGTATCTAGTAAGAAGTTCTCTATGTCCACCGGAGCTGCTCCCAGATTCTGACTCATGTTACTTCCGTAACTCCATCGAAGTTGAGCTTGAGAAAGCCAAATGTACTATTAAAGAGCAGAAGATTATAATGTCTCTTCAACGGAGACCCACAAATGATTCAACCCTTAAAGTTCTTCGAAACACACCAGATCAAGGCTCGTCCACAACAGATCGACGTAGTTGAAGCCATCCACCGCGAGTGGGACAACTATAAGTACTTCGCTCTGTCTCTGCCAACCGGTGTAGGTAAGACCTACATCGCAACATCGATCGCCGACAGCATCTTCAACGCTTACATGTTGACGTCAACACTGCAGCTCCAAGATCAGTACATGAAGTCTTGGGACGAGTTGATCAACCTCAAGGGTAGAGGAAACTACACCTGTGCTCTGAATACCAATTTTACGGTAGATGCAGCACCCTGTTCTGCGAATGCTGATCTCTACCAAGACTGTGTTCGCAACAGTACTTGTCCCTACATCAATCAAAAGAAGGCCGCGCTTGCCGCGAAAGCTATGATCACCAACCCAGTGTACATGCTCTACAGCACTCACTGTGGTTTCGCGAAGGATGAGGACAACCCTTGGGTCGAGCGTACAGCAGTGATCTTTGACGAAGCTCACAACATTGAAAATCACCTTGTCTCTTTCGCAGAGTCAAACATTGATCCAGAGAAGTACCATGAAGACTTCGGGGTGCAGACGCGTGGAATCATCTTCACCGGACGGGCAGAAGAAGATTACTTCAAGGTTATCGAGATCAAGGAGATCCTCGAGAGAAAAGCTCAAGAGCTCGCTGTAAAGTTGGAGACGGAGTTTCCTCAAGCTCGACTGTTCGGAGCTAGTGCTCGTGAATGGGCGAAGGGGTTCACAGATAAGACAGCTGAGAAGGTAAGAAAGCTAAATGCTAAGATCTATCAGCTTGATAAAGCAATCCAACCCTTGAAGATCTTTTTCAACACTCACGGAACTCCTGAAGAACTGTCAAGACGCTGGATCATCTCTAAACAACCTGACGCGAACGTTCTGAAGTTGTCACCCATCTACGGTGATTTCTTATTCCATGAGTACTTTGGTAAGCTAGGAAAGAAGTTCGTCTTCCTCTCAGCTACCCTCGGAACGAAGAAAGAGTTTTGCAAAGAACTAGGTATCAAGGAGAGTGAGTGTTTCTTCATGGAGACCGATTCTCCGTTCAAGCCTGAGCTGTCACCGGTGATCGTGATGCCAACGATTAAGTTGAGCAAGGAAGTCTATGACCAGAACGTAAAGAAGGTCGGAGGTTTGATCGACGAGATCCTTAAGATGCACCCTGATGAACGTGGCATAATTCACAGTGTGACGTATGACATCCAGAAACACATCTTCACCGGAGTTTCACCGAAGAACCAGAATCGTCTGCTCTGCCGTGATATGGACGTTCTGAAGAACGCTAATGCCGGGAAGAACATGTACCCGAAAAAGTACAAGAACGACGAACTGCTCGAGATGCATGAGCGTGACGGTTCGATGTATGGGAGTGTTCTTTTGTCTCCCTCCATGATGGAAGGCGTTGACTTACACGATGATCTCTCACAGTTCCAGGTGATCATCAAACTTCCATGGGCAAATCTCGGCGATGTACGTGTCAAGAAGAAGTCTCAGCTTGATGGAAGTTGGTACAAAAACAAAATGTGGCTTAATATCTTACAAGCAAGCGGCAGATCAACTAGACATGAAACTGATACCTCAGTGACATATATTTTAGACCAGAACTTCAAATATTTTTACGATGAATGGAAGCATAATCTTCCAGACTGGTTTAAGAAACGTCTTGTCTTTTAAGTTGACCGCGACCTCGCATCCAGCCTTGAGCAATATAAGCGTCAACTTCTTCTTTCTTAACACAAATGAATGACGTAGAGTTGTGAACATATACACGGTTTCTCTCACGAAACTTTGCTCTAGTTTCGTGAGAGTGGTGTTTACCGAAGAATCCATTTTGTTCGCCTCTCATCTTTAGATTACCTTCGTGAATTTTTCGCTTAGTTTCTTCAGAGTGAGTGATATAAGGGACTCACTAATCTTCTCACGTTGTTCCTTGGAGAGAGTTCTTGATCTGGTTGAAGGCCATTGATGTTTACCGAGATTAGAAAATGAAATCTTTTTGCGGGTGTCAGAAGACTGAATTCTCCCTTTATTGGATTGGGTGTTCTGATCTTGAGCAAGCTCTACGAGAAAAATCGTAACAAACCTGTTTACTTTCTTGTAGTTCATGATATAATGTCTCTGTCATCGAATCGCGCGGCTTCAATGAATGGAGGTGTTATGAAGAATCTGCAAATCGTGATTGATCAAGAAAATGCACTGTGTGATCTTTTCAACCGTCCTCAAGACAAGTATGACATCAACAAGCTGACCGAAGACCAAGCTAAGAAACTTTGGCAACGTCTTGAAAGCAATCTCTTTCCCGAAGTTCTGACGTGTGATGGTGAGCTGAAGAAAGCTGAAGTCAACCGTCGATTCAAGATCTTTACAAATGCTCAAAAAGAGCTGTTGTCTACTGGATTGGTGAACATATGAACATTCAAAAAATTCTCCGCTTTGCCATAATCTTTGTGATGTATTGCTTTACGGCCTTTGTTTTATACGTTTCATTCGGTACAAACGGTCTCTATGCAACACTGGCAATACTGCTGACAGATCTCTTCCTCACTTATCACCTGCACTGGAAAGACAAAGCATGAGATTTCTTAACAATCTGTTGCAGAGCTTCGTGCAAATGGTTTTGCGATTGATTGCGAGCGTTCTGGTAATAAATGGTCGTATTGGCTGGCATAGGAGCTAACATGGAAAACATTAAAGTCGGTGATTTGGTGATGGTGGTTAAGCCAAGAGAATGCTGTGGAGATGCTTCCACAGTTGGGTTGATATTCGTTGTTAAGGAAATTAAATCGTCGTTTACAAGGTGCCCAATATGTGGAAATTCTGGAAGTGAAATTAGAGTTATTAGCGATATCAAAGTTAATAATGGTAGGAATTTTCATCCTTTGATAACTAGACTTAAGAAAATACAACCACTATCAGAACTAGACACAATAGAAACCAAGAAAGATTTACCGTGCGAAGTTTGAAAGAACAAATCATCCTAAACATCATAACCGAGCTAAACATGGCAAAGGCTAAACGCTCTGCTTTGGTTAGATCAGCATGCTTTAGATCTACATTGCGTTTTTGATCTGGTCTGTGGATTCTGATTCTCGTTGTCGGACTTACTCAGCGCTTAATTAGTTTACTTTCATATCAACTTGTGATACAATATCTCTTCTGGTGAAATATGACAATTTTTCTCGTTGATCTCTGGCTTGATGGTTATAACTCCGAAGCTGAGATGGAAGCTGCCTGTAATGAGTTCATCTATGATCAATTGAACATGACCGCGAGCGGTGTCACGATCAAACCGATCGTCTTTGATCCGCGCGAATGTCTCGATGGTAGCATGGAAGAAGCTGCTAACTACGTTGAGTGTAATGAAACTCTTCGAAAGCAGCTTGCTGAGAAAGTTCAACGCAATCTTTTGCTCAGCAGCCAAGTTACACAGCTGCAAAAGAAACTACAAGAAGCTTCAGAGCTGCTCAAAGCGATTGCGTTGATCAACAAGAGTGCTGGGATGGCGGATGAAGCTGATAAGCTATTAGACATTACTAACTTCAAAAGGTGAATTAACAAACAGATATGGAATCACACAATTCAACGGCTGCAATCAAGAAGTCTCTGATCGCCAACTTTTCTATCGGCGTCACTAAACTCGTCTCTTCGGTGTTTACCGGATCTGGGACGTTGATGGCAGAAGCGATTCACTCGTTTGCTGACTGTGGTAACCAACTGTTGCTCATGATCGGACTGAAACGATCAGAGTTGGAGCCCAGCCGGAAGAATCCGATGGGATATGCAAGAGAGACGTATTTTTGGTCTTTGCTCGTCGGAGTGTTGATGTTCTTTCTGGGTGGTGTGTTCTCTATCTATGAAGGAATTGAACACATCCTACATCCAGAACCGTTGAAGCATGTCGGTTTAGCCGTTTGCATCTTATTCATCGCAGCAGTGATTGAGGGCTGGGCACTAAGAGGCGCGTTAGATGCAATCCAGAACGATCGAGGGAATCGATCTTACTGGAAGTGGTTTCGAGATACACGAAGCAGTGAGATGCTAGTGTTGGTCGTTGAAGATGTTGCTGCCTTGAGTGGATTAGCAATTGCTTTTGTTGCTCTGTTTTTGGCATGGATTACTGGCAATCCTCTGTATGATGCGATCGGTGGTATCATGGTTGGTACTCTGCTAGCAATAGTTGCGGTGATGGTCACTCGTGAGATACACAACCTGATCATCGGCGAAGCAGCTGATAACAACGTCGGTATCACTATCCGAGGAATTGCTGATGAGCACGGTTTCTATGCGCACCATTTGATCTTAATCCAACACGGTCATGAGATCATGGCTTCGATCAAGTTGGAGCCTCTGAACGTCGAGATGACCCTCTCTGAGGCAATACAAGCGATCATTGACTTCGAGAAAGAAGTTAGAACTCGCATGCCTCAGTGCCGTTGGATCTTTTGCGAACCGTCACCACGTGACAACGCAGATTAGTAAAAATTTTGAGATGCGATAGGAAAGCCGAAAAGCCTAACGAGAAAGGTTCGATTCGAACCTGTCTGACAAACATCTCAACCAGATTATCATCACAAAGGAAAGACATTATGTCAAAGTTAAACGCCAAGAAGGTTGTTGCATCTACCTCCCCGACTCACCTGGCTCCGTTCGGTCGCGCTTATTCGGCTAACGGTAACCTACAAGACGTCAAGGGTCCAGAACACCAACTGTTTGAAATCGTCGTCGGTACTCTTTACGGCAATGACGCTTTCTACGAATCCACGAATGACAAGGTCGTGCGCATGCGCAAGGCTCTTGATACCGTGGTTGCATCTCATGGACTCCAGGGAGCTCGCTACGCTCTGAACGTAGCTCGTTTTGCTCGTGAGGAGATGTTCATCCGCACGATGCCGATCGTGATGACCGTTGAGCTAGCAAAGATCCTCCGTGATCGAAACTTGGTCCTGGAAGGTTTCAAGGATGCAGTAGCTTACCTCATCCAGCGCGCGGATGAGCTGACCGACCTGTACGCTTATGCGTTGACTGTGTTCGGTTCCAAGCAGAAGGTTCCGCTGTCGATCAAGAAGGGTGTAGCAACTGCGTTCAACAAGTTTGACGCATACCAAATGGCGAAATGGAATAGAACTTAAGCTTTCTCATAAATACTAGTATCGAAAGGTGCTAGTATGAAAGAAAAATATGCGAGAGTTAAGGTTAGTAAAGAAGAACTAATTGATCTTTATTGGGGTCAAAAACTTTCTATCTATGAAATTTCATTACGTTTTAAATGTTCTTTTACCGCGATTGCTAATAAATTCAAAAAGTTTGGAATTGAAAGAGATAAAGAACGTGAACGATATCAGACATTTGAACTTTTAAGTAAAGCTGCAAGCAATAGAATTCTAACCGTAGAGCATAAGTATAAAATTGCTAATTCTCTTAGCGGGATGAAATTTTCAGAAGAACGAAAACAAAACATTTCTACTGCCACAAGGGGAAGAAAAACTTGGAATAAAGGTTTAACAAAGTTAACACATCCTGATAGGATCAAATACGGTAAGAGTAAAGAATCTCATTGGAATTGGAAGGGTGGTACAAGTTCTAAGAACACTCTTATTCGAAATTCTCCAGAGTACAAAGAATGGAGAACTGAAGTTTTCAAGAGAGACGATTGGACTTGTCAAAAATGTTTAAAGCGTGGTAGGCAATATATAGAAGCTCATCATATCAAGAAAGTAAGTGAATTTCCAGATCTTATCTTTGATCTGGAAAATGGGTTGACACTCTGTGTCAAATGTCATAAGAACCTTCATAAGGAAGAAAATAATGTCAACACCTCAGTTAACGTTTAAACAACTGCTGCGCATCGTTCACCCGAAGCCGATCGATGAAGTCCACACCGAGATCTTCAAGAAGATCATGGACGAAACACTGGAATCTCCGTACACTTGGGAAGTTGAGCTGTCCAAGAACGGTCAGCTTCCGAAGGAAGAACAGAAGTCAAAGGCTGCACTGTGGACCGAGCTCATCAACCGCGAGGGTTCTGGCTCTCTGGGTTACATGGCGCTGATCCGAAACCTGCGAAACATGAAGGAAGCCGGCATCTCGAACGAGACTTGGCAGAAGGTTGCTGACCGCATCAGCAATCCAAAGGCTGTGGAGAAGTCCAAGCAGTTGCCGTTTGGTTTCGTGAACGCATATGAGGTGGCTCGTGCAAACAGCGTACCGCAAGTCATCCTGACAGCGCTGAATGATGCTCTCGAGCACTCGTTCAAGAACATGCCAGAACTGAGCAAGAACGTGTGGATCATCCTGGACTGCTCCGGCTCTATGATGAACTTCTCAGGTTACGGCGGCTACCGCGGTGGTCGTGAAGACACTACCAACAATTCTCCGATGAAGTTGGGTTCCATCTTCGGAGCAGCATTGGTTAAGGCTTCGGCAAAGTCAAAGTCGTTCAACATGACGTTCACGATGTTCAGTGACTATGCTGTATCGGTTCCGCTGAATCCGGCTGACTCCATCTTCACGATGTATCAGCAGATCATGAAGCGTAACTTCGGAGGCGGTACTGACATGCAGGCAGCTCTTAACATGAAATCAAGCCTGGGCTACGAACCAGACACCGTCATTGTGATCTCTGACATGGAGGTGAACTCTCTGCGGTTCAATGACCCATCCAAGATCTTCACGAAGGACTGTGTGAAGATCGCGTTGAACTTGAACGGTGGAGGTACTACACCGATCTCTGAGATCCGCGGTTGGACTCAACTGTCTGGATGGTCTGAACGCATCTTCAGCTTCGTACGTTTCAGCCGTGAGGGTGACAGCATCGTAAGACAGCTGTTCAAAGCAAGCAAGTAAGAAGAGATAAGAAGAAGTAAGGGCAGACTTAATAAGTCTGCCCTTTTCTTTTAGGAGATCACGAAGACGTAACTGCTCTTTGCCGTTGTGTTGAATCACCAATTCTCTGCATTCTCTTGAAGAAGAGCACGTAGGATACGTCTCTAATGTCTTCAGGAGAATTATCAAAGATCTTGAAGTTGACATTACAGTTAGTAGTAGAATCATGCCTAATCTTGATCTTTGTACTATTTGGAAGACGGATCTTGGCCTTAAGATAAGCTTCAAGCTCACTTAATGGATAGACGCAGTTAGCACAATCTTCATCGCAACTTAAAGACGGGCACGTCTTTTCGAAGATATATGTTGAAAATTCTTCAAAGAATTTAGGATCGACCTGAAACGGCACATCTCCAGGAAGAGTGATCTCTAGCTCTTGAGCTAGTTCATTGAAGCTCTTTCCGATGAAGTGATCTTTATCTGTAATCTTGAAAGAAGCAAGATTCATCTCGACGACATTTCCAGAATAGTCAAGAATGACGATTCCATCACGCAGACTGTGCATGATCGTCTTTAGAGAGTTTCGGGTGATCTTCAACCTCATGTTCAGCTTCTGTTGAATGCTATGAGTGAGGTGTTGGGTATCGGTCAAAACGTCAGCAAGCTGTTTGTCGACAGCCTTTACTTCTGCAAGTTTCTTGTCAATCTCCGCGCGAATCAGCTTCGCGCTATCTTCAAGTTCTTTCAACCGTTGTTGGCGCTGCTTTTTGTTCTTAAGCGACGGAATGAATTGTGACAGCATAGCAATCTCCTTATCAGAGTTTCGCCCCGATTGTTGCTAGCAATACTTTGATCTCGTTGATCGCCTGTATGACGCTGATCTGCCCTTCCTGATACTTCTCGATGATGTTCATCAGATCTTGGCGATTTTGTTCGTTTGCCTTGGTAGCTTGTTCGATCATCTCTTTGATGTCTGCTTTGTGCTCACGATCCTTACGATCAATGACCCAAAGAGCCCAGATCGCAAATGCAATCAAGATCCCTACCATTCCGATCTTTGTCGGTTCTGTCAAGATGAGATTAAAAAGCTGGGTTACTATTTCTTCCATTACGAGGTCCCTTAGAGAGTTGATCCAATATTTCATCTCATTTGTTGTCAAAGTATTTACACCAGCCATTCTACACACACAAAGATTTTACTTTTTTCGGTGACTGTGATATAATGTCTCATCTTAAACGAATAGAGAAGATGACATGCACATTCCTTACTACGTGAAAGAATACCGTGATACGCATTTCATGCAACTGAAACACAATCAAGAGCGTCTTGAGAAGCTGCGTCAGAAGGCATCTCGTCGCAAATGACTCTTCGCGTGATCTCTGGAGCTCAGACCGGCGCAGATGTCGCTGGTCTGTGGGCTGCCAAGCTGCACAAAATTCCAACAGGCGGCTGGGCTCCCAAGGGTTTTCGCACACTTGACGGTTTTCATCCGGAGATGGCAGAAACCTTTGGGATCAAGGCGCACGATTCTCCTTCATATCCCCCTCGGACGGCCCAAAACCTCACCGAGTCTGATTTCACCCTCATCTGTTCCGAGAAGATGTCGGCGGGAACGAAGCTGACGATCAATCAATGCAAAAAGAATTGCATCCCTCATAAAGTTTTCATGCTCGATCCAGAAAATTTGAATTTGAGCGTCCAAGAAGTCGAGAGATCTCCTGATTTTATTAGATTGTGTAACCAAATTAGACTGAATCAGCAACTTGGAACTCCGTTTGTTCTCAATGTTGCAGGCAATTCTACGAACAACTCTGCTCGGGTTTTTGAGTTCACCTTCAAAGTTTGTCACAGTCTCTTTACAATGTTAGGGTACACTCACTTTGTTGAAGATGGTGAATGGAAACGCTACAAGGATACCTGGAGATGAAGAATGCGCGGTACCGATTCTTGAAGAGACTGCTGGACCTCGTGCTGGGTTCGATACTGCTGTGCTGTTCGCTGCCTGTCATCATTGCGGCCGCTATCGCCATCAGACTGGAGAGCAAGGGATCGCCCCTCTTCATCCAAACCCGCGTCGGCCTGAACGGCAAGCCCTTCAGGATATTCAAGCTGCGCGGTATGTATGCCGATGCGCGCGAACGCTTCCCCGAGCTTTACGATTACAGCAAGCATGGGAGCCTGGATTTTCACTTTCACTACGAGACCGATCCGCGCATCACTGGCGTCGGCAGTTTCATCCGCAAGACCAGCATCGACGAGTTGCCCAATTTCCTGAATGTCGTGCTCGGCAGCATGACGCTGGTTGGCCCGCGTCCCGAGATCCCGGAGGTGTCCGCGCTCTACGGCAAATACCGCCAGCAGTATTTGTCGGTGAAGCCCGGCGTCACCTGCCTGTCCAAGATTTCGGGTCGCGACCGACTAACAAAGGAACAGGCCGTCCGGCTAGACATCAGATATATTGAGAACATGTCTACCGTGCTAGACATCAAGATTCTGTGGATGACGTTCTGGTCTGTGATCAATCGCAGAAACGTGTTTGGACGTTTTAACAAGACGAAAGAAAGGATTTAAATGAACTTCACTTCTCCTGAGTGCAAAAAGGATCTCTCATCTGATGATGCGCTTGCGATCGATATGGAGATCTTCAGTATGATCAAAACTTACTCTCTCCAGATGCTCGGAAATAGCGGAGTAGAATCTATCATTGATCGGCTAAATCTGGAACCATTCTACGAGTTCTACAGTAACTTCAACGGCGGCAGCGATTTGCCTTACCACAACTTCTATCATGCACAGTGCATGATCCTGAACTGCTATGAGGGAGCTTGGTACTCAAATCTTCCAGAAGATGACCTTCGAGGCCTAATCGTCGGAGCATTGATGCATGACTTCAATCACTCAGGTGGTAGCAAAAGTGATACGGTGAATGTTCAAGAAGCTCTTAGCGGTTTGGTAACTGCGCAGGCTTTTGCAAGATCCCGGCTAGTACCTTTAAGTCACTCTGCGTTTGAAATCGCTCGAAACGCAATCAAGGTCACTGAATACCCATTCAAGCACGTTCCACTAACTCTGACTGAACGCATCATTCGAGACGCGGACATGATGCAACCCTATGAGATGTCTTCTTATAAGCTCACAAAGCAATATGTGGGCTTAAAGCATGAGATTGAAGTTCAAAGGAACACAAAGTATACATATGCACAGTTTGCAGAAGGTGTCAAGAAATTCCAAGATTCTGAAACAGAGTGGTTTACTGAATGGGCGCTTGAGAAAGCAAAAGTTAGAAATTGGGAATTGTGTAAGCATCATCTCAATAGTTTATTGAAAGAAATATGAAAAGATTTTTAATCGTAGTAACTTTAATCGTCTCTCTTCCAGTTCATGCAGCAAAGTTCACAGCCAATTCAGCAAAAGTCATTAACGTTGAGCAAGCTCTCTTCTGCTCAGCTCCTCCAATCAAAAGATTAAAAGGTAAGAAGAGAAAGCAAGAACCAATCACAAAGATAAATCGAGACTTCTACACTGATCTCTTGCGCTACCGATTAAATAGATCTATGGGAAGTGATAGATTGTTTCTCATGGTTAACCCAAAGAGCAATCTATCACTTCCTGACGGTTCTTCGGATTCTCCGAGAAACTGTCTCTCGGTAGACAGCACGATTAAGACCAAAGATCTTAGTCGTAATAACATAACAAAACTTTCCATTTCGTCAACGATTTGGTACTAAAGGAAAATACATGACTACAACTACTAACGACGTCGTTATCCGCCACATCCGCGGATCTTACCAATTCAGACGTCCTGTTCTCCAAGCTCAATTGCTCAAAGCATCCGATCCCAACGTACGCGTCATGGATGGGTCTGTTGCACAAATCCTTCAAGCTTGCAAAGACAAGAACTACACGATCGTGAATTCTCAAGAAGTTCTAACGCAGATCGTGCTTGATCTGGGATTCGCTTCCTAACATTCTTGTTTACATCTCAGTAAGAATGTGATACAATATTCTTGTTGAGATGTAACTTGGACAAGCTCGTCCTTGAGAAACTCAAGGCGTTTTGTCACATTTGCAACTATAAATATAGAATCTAAGAGGGGAATTGCCCACCCTCTAGAAACCGCCGCTCAGACACCGGTGAGAAAACAACGGGTAAGAAGGAGAACTATATGAGCATGGCAGAAACCAGAATATTGAAGCTAGACCACAACTGGCAACCCCAAGAGTGGATTGACCTTGAGAAAGCGATCCAACACGAAGCTACCGATGAAGTCATAGATCATCTTGGGGAGAGCATCTTCGTTTACCATGGTGGTAAGAATCGCTTTACCGGTGAACAGTCGGTTGTCGAGACGAGCTCTATCATCGTAGTGACCGGTCAGCCAAACCCTCGTCGGTACAAAGATCCTGCACTGACGAACGAACATCTGTTCAAGCGTGACTTGAACCTCTGTGCATACTGTGGCCAGACGTACAAAACTCATGAGTTGACTCGTGACCACGTTCATCCACAGAACCCAGAAGACCCAAAGGTTGCTAGGGGTAGAGACGTTTGGATGAATGTGGTCACGTCGTGTGAGAGCTGCAACTCCCTGAAGGGCAACATCCTTCCAGGTCAGATGTTACCGAAGGTGAACGGTCACCAGATCTTGGGCCCACAAGGTACCGGGAAAATGGAACCGCTATATCTACCTTATGTACCATGTAAGGCAGAGCACCTGATCATGAAGGGCCGCAACATCAAGGCTGACCAGATGGCCTTTCTGTTGAGCCGCATTACCAACCATGAGTCAAGGATGTTCAAGCAACATTAGGTTTGGCTTCAGCAGTACTTAGCACAAGCCGGGGAGTGATCTCCGGCTTTGTTCATTGTTGTTTACTTTCTTGAGGCTCATGATATAATTACTCTACTTCAACGGGAGAGAGCATAATGGGAAGATCTACTAAAACAAAAGTTGCTAAAGCAGAAGCTGAGAAGGCTGCTTGGCAAAATCAGCTGACTCAAATAAACCAGCAAGCGAAACAAAAGGCAGAGATTCCTGAAGAACCGCTCATCAATCGTATCTTGTACTTTCGTGAATTCTTCATTCGCGATGAGAAGAGCTTTATCCTGAAAACTAAATCGTCTGATCGTTTCAAGCAGACTCTTGAACTCGTTAGACACGTCTTTCAAAAGTATCAGACACCAAGCTTCATGAATTACATCTGGAACACTGAAACAAAGTTCCAGAATGGCGGTGGTCATTACAATAGAAATCGACAGCAAGTTACCACTCGCCCGTTCAGACGTAACTTTGAGCATGAGCTCTGGTTCGTCTGCGTCGCCACTGGTGGATCTCTCCACAAAGAGTACTTCAAAGAATTCTTCACCAAGAGAGAAACTCACACCTTCCTGAACTGCAAGCATGACCTGACGATCCCTGAAGCCCTGGTGTATGCAGTCTGTAAAGCCGACGGCGCATCTGAAGGGTCAGCTCTTCGTGTAGCTCGCACTAAGCTAGTTGAAAAGAAGCTTAACGAGTTCTGGAAGCACGCGATGCGCTTCTTCGCCAAGGAAGAAAAGATCACGATCAGTGAGATCAATGATCTCGTAGACTATCTCGACAACCGACGTCGTGAAAATGAAGTGCAAAGAATAGAAGGACCCAAGGGACAGTATACTCTCATTCCTCGCCCAAAGTTTGAGCTAGCAGGATCTGGGTACACTGTAGCTTCTCTCTTCAAGAAGATGAAGGATTGGCACTATGATCTTCGTCGATTTAAGGAGATGGGTGAAGCTTCTTGGGAAGGAAGAGATCTGGAAGACTCGTTCTTCACTCTCAAGACACCGAACAACAAAGACACTCGCTGGTCATTCCGTCAGATCAAGACGGCTAAAGCTCTGCAACAAGAGGGTAATGCTCAACGTCACTGTGTGTACGGATATAAAGATCGCTGCATTCGAGGAGATGTTTCGATCTGGTCTCTCTTACAAGTCGAGGATGAGTACGGCGTTCCAATGGAACGTCGCAAGCTTACCATTGAAGTTACGAAAGATGGCGTGATCGTCCAAGCTCGTGGGGTTGCGAACCGACCAGCTACCAACGGCGAGCTTACTCTTCTCTCATCTTGGGCTTCTAAGAACGGACTCTACATGTCTTATCTCTACCGATGAAGACTCGTGTCGTCCACGTTCTTAGGACCGAGTATGACGTCTACATCGGGCGAAAGATGGTCTATTGGGATAAGGTATTCCACGGTTCGATCTGGCAGAATCCGTACAAGATCGGGAGAGATGGTACAAGAACCGAAGTGATCAAAAGATACCGTGATTATCTACTCGGCAACCAAGAACTGATGGCGCAGATTCATACATTGCGCGGAAAGAGCTTGGGTTGCTGGTGTTATCCTGACAATTGTCATGGTGACGTTCTTGTTAAATTAGCAGAATCTTCAGTGTACCTCATCTTCTAATTACAACAAAATTGTTTACTTTTCTAGCAACTTAAGTTAAAATATAACTTCCTAGTTTAATGATCTCGTCTTGAGTCAACTATCAAAGGAGCCCACATGAATACATCTACTTCCCGTACTCGCACCACCAAGCGTAAGCCTCGTGTTACGATCGATACACGACTGGCGCACGCATCTGCCATCATCCGTGCTGGCAGTAAACTAAAAGCCGAACGTGACCTACTGAAGGCCAGCGGTCAAGTTTATACCGTCGGCAGCCCAGCCTATAAGGCTCAGCTAGAATTCGACAAGTTAGTTCGCAGTTTCAAGTAAGTGTTTACTTCCCGGAGACATTGTGATACAATGTCTTTGACATAGCTTGCAATGGGCTATCGTACTCGGTTCTTCAGTGAGCCGATGTACTTGAAGACTTCAAAAGAGTCTTCAAGTACATCGAGGAGAGTTTAAATATGCCACTATATGTATTCAAGTGTTCAAAATGTGATCATGAGTTTGAGAAGCTACAGAGCTTCAGCGCTGAAGCTCCAGCATGTCCCAAGTGCGGAGTTGAAAAGACTGAGAAACAGATCACAGCGCATGCAGCTGCTACATTCAATGGAGTAGGGGTCTATATGCCTTACGTGAGGCACTAGCCTCCAAAAGAAGTGGGAGGAATCTGTAAACTGGCTCAGAACCGAGTCAAAGAATGGTTGGGTATTGGATAAAATTCAGGAGAAACGGAAATGAGTATGCATAAAGTACCTCTCACACCAACAGAAGATGTTGGGTTACGCGCTCACGGTCTTGACACCAGAAACCCAAGCCAGCTATCTGACGCCTTCCGGTTTGGGGTGGCTTGGGGTTTAAACGCTGCTTTACGTGCCTGCGAAGATGAGAGGCTTGGGGAAATTATAGAAAACAGTGACCAAGCATACGAGAACGCTATAACTCACTGCTTGAGTGGGATTAGGCGGCTTGTACCACATGCAGACACCTAACCTTCAGGAGAAACGGAAATGAGCAAAGAATTTAAAGTTGGTGATAAAGTTGTGTACACCAATCCAGACTGTCCCGATTCTGGGGTTGTCACTCGTATCGAGGGAGATAAAGTTTGGGCTAAGTGGAGTTCTGGTTATGATGCATGGGTAAATATCAAAAACCAATATCTCGAACATGCCTTTAAAACAGACTTCGAAACAATGTTCAAGGAGTATGTGATATTTATGAATGGTAAAGTTGTATTCACTCCAGATACAGCGGATAGCCACATAGAAATAATCAAGGAGTGGTACAATAAGTGCCATTTCGAATCTGAAGAATTAAAAGCCGCTAAGGAATTGCTTGAAAACTCTGGATATGTTGTTAGTAAGGAGAAACTGAAATGAACGTTACAGAACTTAGTTTCACACCAATGGTGTGAAACTTACCTGTGAGACGCGGGAGGACGCTCAGGCTTTGTATGCGATTTTTAATCATTCACATAACCTAGATTTGTTTGGAGATCACGCTGATGGAGTCCGTAAGGTAATAGGAGAAGAGTTCTAAGTCTGGGACAAAAGTTTTTTGAAAGGGAATTTATGAGTGACAAACTCTTAACTGGATTTATCGTGGTCGTAGCCGTCGCAGGAATCGTATCAATCGTATCTATCATTTCTTCATACTATAGCAATCAAAATAAGTTGATTGCTGAAGCAAAGACCTGTGAAGCTGCCGTAATGCTGAAAGATTTTGACGTGTCTACACGCATGATCATCTGTAGGTTAGGCGGAAAAGCAGATGATGCACTGACTATCGGTAATCGCCCATGAAAACACTAGTAATCTTTGATGGGTTCGGTGAAAACCGCATGACGTACGGAATCGTAGAAGGCGATCTTCGTCACTTGAACTACAAGTACATCAACCTCGTAGAAACGACAGAGAAAGAAACCGACGAGATCGATGCGCTGGCCAAGAGGATCTGTGTTGAGGGTGAAGTCGATGAATGGTACGTACATGAGCTTCCTGAGTTTCCCTCTGATAAAGCTCTTGACGCAATTCGTGAGGGTGCGTTCGTGATTGTCACAGGATGTATTCCGTAACAAAGTAGTTTACTTTTTGTACTACTGTGATATAATGCTTCTGTTAGTATCGTAATCGTCGATGGAGACAACGAGTAGTAACTTGAAAGTACCCATAGTATCAGAATGGATCGTTCCAAGTTGCTCAGACAGTAAATCTCAATAAAGTTTGTCAATGTAGTCGATTATCAGCTGCGACATTGTCAGATAGTGTAATGATAGCACGTCCACCGAGAGGGTGAAAGCTGACGGTTCAAGTCCGTCCTGACAATCCAAGGTGCGCCGTGGATGGACACGGTTCGTCAAGTAAATGTAGTCACGTATTCGAGTGTGATGACAGCACACAGGGTAGCCTGCTCGGACATCGAGAGAGCCGTGAACTATAGCTGGTATCAAGCCCAGTCACCTAACTCAACAAATATGTTTACTTTTGTAAGAGTTTGTGATACAATTCTCTTACAGTAAAGGAAACATTGACGATGATTGTACGTAACACTGACAATCATCGTCAATGTTTCCTCGTGGAACACCTGCTGATCTTGTTGACGAAAGTCTCCCCAGCGGTTTTGAAAATTGTTGCTCAACTATAAATACTTTTATCATGAAAACGACTTTGTTATCTTATCTCAGTTTGCTACTCTCATCGTCATATTGGCTGACGATGAGCCCTAGCTGCTTGGAAGGAATAAACAAGGTGTAAGTACCAAGTTTTCAGTTCAAGAATTTAAGCTAGGGCGATTCTAAGGAATCGCCCTAGTTACTTTAGAAGTAAACGATCTTTGACAATTTGGAGTAGTATCTTTGGAAGATTACCCGTCAAGGTTGACGGCGCTGTTTGCTAAACAGTTGGGACCGAAAGGTCTGGGGATCGTGCCCTCAATCTTCCGCCGCCCTCGTGACTTAGGTAAATTGGCACAGCCACTAGTTTCAAAAACTAGAGTTCTTACCGGTTCGAATCCGGTCGAGGGTACCAGAAGTAACATTGGATCTTGTCAATAAGGAGAAGCGGTCTTCTCGGATGGCTGTAAACCATCTCCCTCGCGGCCTGGCGTTCAACTCGACCCGAGATCCACCAATCGAATTCACTTAGACTATAAATAAATTTTTAGTCAAAGAGGACTCAAATGATTTGTTTAAGATGTGGAAAAGAGAATGATGGAAGTTTTGGAAGCGGTAAATTTTGTTCTAGATTTTGCGCAAACCAAAGAGTTCATAGCAAAGAAACCTTAGACAAAATAAGTAAGAAACTTTCTGGGAGACAATATCCTGAGAGAGAAGTCATTTTTAATTATGTTTGTGTAAATTGCAATACTTCTTTTCAAAAGAAGAAAATTAAAAATGGTAGAAAAATAGTATGTGATAACTGCAAAAGAAAAGTAGTTCATTTTAAAGAAGGTTCTGTTTCGTTGATGGATTTATCATCAAGAACAATTTCTAAAATCTTTAAGAGAGCTAAAATTGGATGTGCAATTTGTGGATGGAATGAATCTATTGGTGATGTTCATCACATTGTTGAAAAGAGCAACGGCGGTACAAATGAAATTTCAAATTTGATCTATGTTTGCCCAAATCATCATAGAATTATTCACAGTGAAAAGAAATATGAGAGAGAAACTCTCTCGAGTAAAAGTTTATTGATTCAACTTCCAAATTGGAAGGACTTTTACAACAAGTAACGGATGCGCGGGGACGTTGGAGAGTCTCGGAAGACTGTAAATCTTCTGCCACTGGCTGAGAAAGTTCGAATCTTTCGGCATCCACCATTGGAAGTTAGCGTACATGGAGTACAAACGGCCTCGAAAACCGTTGCCGTCCCGAAAGGGACGAGAGTTCGATTCTCTTAACTTCAGCCGGAAGATCTACTGTCTTGGAGAGCAGCACAGCCTTGAAAGCTGTTTGATCCTGAAAGGGGTTAGGGGGTTCAAATCCGCCATCTTCCGCCATCAAATGGGTTACTGGTCTAGTGGTAAGACGTGGAGCTCCAACCTCCAAAATTGCGGTTCGATTCCGTAGTTTCCCTCCGGGTCATTGATGTAGTTGGTAACATGGGAGCCTCCAAATCTCCACTCAGGGGTTCGATTCCTCTATGAACTGCCGCCCTCGTGACTAAGGTAAATTGGTACAGCCAGCAGATTTAAAATCTGCAGTTCTTGTTGGTTCGAATCCGACCGAGGGCACCAATTGAACTCCTACCATCGATTGGAAAATCTGCGATTCTTATGTCCAAATTGTCACACGCAGCAAGATACTTATGCTGCTAAGAATTGACGCAATTCGTTGCGTCACCCAAAGTAACAACGGGTCTGTCGTATATCGGTAATATAGCGGTCTCCAATGTGCCTTCCAAAGAGGGTACATCGGAAAACCGTTGAGCGGGGTTCGATTCCCTGCAGGCCCGCCAGTAGTTTGTAAATGCCCTTGTGATGGAATTGGTATACATGCTATCTTCAGAAGGTAGATTTTGAGGGTTCGAGTCCCTCCGGGGGTACCATCTTTATACTAAACAGGAGCTTAACATGAAAGTTGCAATCATCGGCAGCTCAGGAGTCTTCGGTACATTTCTAACAAGAGAGCTTGCCCCTCATGTTGAGATTCTTCCAGAAATGAACTCAGACGAAGCAGACGTGGTGATTCTCTCGGTTCCTGTTTCTGCATTTGATGAAGTAGCAGCAAAACATGTAGGACAGCATCTCGTGAACATCTGTTCAGTTCAGAGATTCGCGAACACAGTATGAGTCACGATACAGGTTCTGCCTTCCTTTGGGCTGTTGGGTCCAAACATTGGATGTATCCCAGTCACCTTATCACTGAAGGTCTTACATACTTCTACCGGTAGTGAAGAAGTCATCGAGATGTTTCAGAAAATCTGCAATGAGATCGTGACTGAGATCGACGGTGTCAAGATCACTGATGTAAAGCATGACGAGATGATGCGGAAGACACACCTCCCAGTTTTGATGTTTGGAGAACTTGCTGCATTGGTCGTCGAACAGGCTGCAGATGTTCCTGACAACTGCTTACCGACGTCGTTCAAACGACTTAAGGCGCTAGCAGAGCAAATGAGAGATATCAGAAGCAATAAGTAACAAGAGAAATGCCAGCGTGGATAGTACGAATTGGTAAAGTTACTGGGTCGAGAGCTCAGTCCATTGAGGGTTCGAATCCCTCCGCTGGTACCAAATTTGTGGTAGTTCTAAGAATCTCGGGTCCGAAAGGGCGTGGGAGTTCGAGTCTCTCCATGCGCACCGGTAGTACAATGCCTCGGTGGTGGAATGGTATACGCAACGGACTTAAAATCCGTCGCCCGTAGGGCTTGAGGGTTCGAGTCCCTCTCGAGGCACCAAATGGGCGTCTGCCTGGCAGGAGGCTCTGTGTGAAACCCACGCAGCCTGGTCGGTTCGATTCCGGTCACGTCCACCAATTTAAAGGAGATCAACATGCACGGATGGCCAAACTGGTTGTACACGATGTGGGCATACTTTATCTTGGGATGTCTGTTCCCGATCGTTCTTCCGGTTAGGATCTACGAAAAAGTAATCAAGTAACACATGGAAGATTAACTCAGCTGGGCTGAGGTCTGCTTGGAAAGCAGCTCGAGCAGGATAACACCTGCTTACGGTTCGATTCCGTATTCTTCCGCCGCGCGATTGATGGAATTGGTAGTCTTCCGGTCCTTAGAAGTCCGGGTCCTCAGGGGCGTGTCGGTTCGAGTCCGACATCGCGCACCGGGTGTACGATGGAGTTGGAGATTCCGACTGGGGCATTAACCCCAGGGCTCTGCGGAGCTAACGTAGGTTCGAATCCTACAGCACCCACCGAGACTAGACCCGTAATGGAAAACGCAGAGTGAAACATCTCGGTAAGCGAAAGTAGGTTCAAGTCCTACTCTAGTCTATCTTAGGTTGTTTCAATGTCTTGCAGTTGTCAAAGTGATATCTTGTCATTCCTCTGTCAAATCCTATTTTTCCACAGTGAGGACAAGTTACTATATTTTTGACTCTAGCTTTCCCAGAGATTGACATTTTCTTCTTCGTCTCTTCTGAAGGGTATACACTTTTGCCGATCTTAGCTCTTGCTGCATTCTGAGCATGTTCTTTGGTCTTTGGTTTTCTCATCTTTTGCTTTGTTTCTTCTGAAAGAGACCAACGGCTGCCTTTATTTGAAATTGTACCATATCTAGGGTTTCGAATTCCAGCGTTGTCTATCTTGCAGAATCCGTCGTTCTTGTGCTTATTAAGAAATTTTGGCTTTTCAAGAAACTTTGTAAGAATTTTGGTTTCCCAGTCTCTTGCCTTTTCAACAGTTTGAAATACTTTTCGAACTTCAAAGTCAAAGTTCTCAGCCCCGTGTTGCTTAATTAAATTTCTAATTCTGCTAGAGCTTGAAAAGTAAGTTGTTCCAAGGTCTGATGGAAGACAGCCTTTTGCAAACTTGACGCCGTAGTAGATGTCGTTGGTCTTTTTCCAACGAATGACATATGTAAACGGAGTTCTATCGGTAGCTGTGAAGTTATTGTGAGTGTAGAAAAAAGAATTAACTTTCATGTTTACTTTCTTAAGTACTGTGATATAATGACTTTATCAAATATTTGAATCCGTCAGATATTTATAAGCAAAGGAGAACAAGTTGAAATTCTGGTACATTTCTGTTCTGCAACTGTACACACCTGAAGGCAAGCGTTGCACAAAAAATGTATTCGGTCCAAAACGCTGTTTGACCGTAGGTGAAGCAAATGATCTCCTGAAGATGATCAAGTTGCTGATTGCTGGTGAATCTGCTGAACTGACCAAGCTGATCGAACAGCTTGCTCCGGGAAAGTCTATCGAGACACTGCGGCAAACATACTTCGGTACGGATATTGATCTGACACCGACACAGTTCCGTGAGATGTTTAGCATCACTCGCGAGAATTACTAAACACTAGCATGAGGTCTCTGCTTGACCGTCCCAGAGATAAGAGCAAAGGTCGTTAATCTTGTCGCCTCATGAGATTTAAAGCAAGGAAGCTTTCGGTGGATTACTTGCTTAGCAAACTTTAGATCTAGCGGTATTCGTTAGCTTGAGTCCTACAAGGAATCGTAGCATGGTGAAAACCTAAACTCCGATTTACGGAAAGTGCTAAACGCATGCGATGAATACGAAACCGAATATAGAGGGTAGGCTGCATGGCGCGGACACGGTCTTGAAAACCGTCCCAACCAGCGATGGTTGACAGTTCGATTCTGTTACCCTCTGCCGTAACGATGCCTGAAAGGGACTTAGCTGAGACGGTAGAGCCTGAACGATCCTCTGTTGCTCCCTAGGAAGTAATACGAAGCCGAGGTAAAGAGCATCGCCGTATCGTTAGACAAACCCGGTCCTACTGCGAAGGATCTGGCTCATGGCAGTGCCTCGGGAACAAATAACCGAGGACTGTCCTTGAGATTCGCGGGTCACTTCAGGTGACAGCTGGAACTTAGTTCACAGCCTATTGATTCCGGTGGATATTCCGTACCGGCGGGTAATGCAGAGATAACGTCACTGCTAGGGATAGGACGTAATTTGAACCGCGGAAGTGTTCAAGAGCCTGAGTCAAGGTTAACTTTTGATTGTGTGAACTTGAAAGAGAGCGCAATGGGGTGTATCAAAGTATGCGAGGTTGGCGGAATTGGTAGACGCACTGGCCTTAGAAGCCAGCGCCGAAAGGTGTGAGGGTTCGAGTCCCTCATCTCGCACCCAACATGACGGTTATAGAGGATGAATCGGCCGGTTCATTCTTGACGCGTCCATCGCTAGGCTCGGACCCTAGAATGTTGTAGTAGTTCGTGCTACTGAAAGTACGCGACAGTTGAGCTATAGGCTACCTAGCCAAGGTCCTTGAGAAGTTGTAACGCGCAACTTCTCTTGTGGTACAGCGGGAACGCTTGGCAATACTACTAGGTACACACGAGGAGCCGAGAAAGCAGCGCCTTCGTAGAGGTTACATGGGCGATCAAGTTCATGTTACTTATCACGGCGACGATACACGAATCCAACGTTCCACCTGTGGATTCGCGAGGGATTGAATCACCTGAGGGGTGACTCCCCTCAGCATGGGCTGGTAATTCAATGGCAGAATGATGGTCATCCAAGACCATGAACCGGGGTTCGATTCCCTGCTAGCCCTCCTTTCTTTATCTGGTACTCCAAAATGTCTGAGAACAACATCGAGCAAAATCTGCTAAAGATGGGATTGGGAAAATACATCGTGTATGCCCCTGATGGCAAGACGATCATCACCGTGCTAAATTCAGCTTTGGCGGCTAGGCAGAAAGTTACCGACGACCAACTTGAGGCACTAAAACTGTCCCACCAACTGCGATGGGAACTGTTCGAAGCTGCAAAGAAAGTTCTCGATGAACCTCTGAAGCTAAAGTTGCTTGCTTCGACTTTCGATGCTCTAGAGAATGAGCAACAACGACTGTGGAACTTCCCGGTAGATCCAAATCATCACAGGTTCTTTGACTTTCCAGGCTGTACATGTCCAAAAATGGACAACGCCGAACGTCTCGGAACACCGTACAAAATTCACGCAGCAAATTGTCCCATCCATTTGGATGGAAACCAGCCGGAACCGCAGCATAGATAGAAAGAAAGATCATGACTAACAAAGTCCTTACCAACGACTTCCGTAAACGATTCTTGACCAATACGAGTGACAGCATGAAAGACACGGCCGTTAAGCTAGCTAAGGAAGCAGCTCCCATCATTCGTGAAGAAGCGGTTGGAATCATCAGCAACTTCTTCTACACGAAGCTATTGTTGGTGAACCTGATCGTCGCAGTGATATCTTTTCTCTTTGGAATAGGAATTACGCTGTTAGCAGTAGCAATATTTTGAAGTTGCTTTGACGCGGTCCTACGTTGGGGTAGGCACGACCTGAAGAGGTTCGGAGACTGTCGGTTCGATTCCGACTTAGCTGAGAGATCGGTGACTATGGAGGGTACGGTGGTTCGATTCCACCCGCGTCATCCTGGATAATACATGAAAGCATATCATGAAGTGGATATTGATCTTGACGATCATTGTAAGTAACGGGGTTTCTTCTCAACAGATCCCGATGAGTGAAGTTGATTGTAGACACTATGAGAAGCAGTATAGCTCAGGTGTTCACAATCGATCGGTAAAGTACAGCGGTTCTTATGAGTCTGAGACAACCGTCTTCTATACCGCTCAATGCTTGAAGGTAGAGTAGTGCGTAACGCGTTTGTGGCGGAATTGGTATACGCGCATGGTTGAGGTCCATGTCCCGAAAGGGTTGGGAGTTCGAGTCTCCCCAGACGCACCACAATGAAAGAGAAAGATGAAGAACATTAAAGAGATGGTGAAAGACGGCAAGAAAGTTCGCTTCCAGTTTTATCAAAAGGGTGAACTATGGTACATGACTGAGTGTGGTTTTTCATTCCCGGTACCCATTGAAGATACCGGTGACGGGATCTTCGCAAATGAAGACAAAGCGATGCTATTCATGAGGTACATCCGCAAGCATCTAGAGGCCATCAATAAAGCAAAAGCAGAGCAAGCATGATTAATCTCCCTTATCTACCCAAAAACTGGGTACCGGGTATTAAACCTCGAGATCTTGAGGAATCCCGCTGGGGATATCAGGCAAAAGCGATCAACAAGATCTTCTCTGACTTTGGCAAGCTCACCAGCGAAGTCGAGGGAGATACCCAAGAAACTACCGAAAAGAGGAAAAAGCTTCTTGTAGAACGAAGTTATGCACTCAAGGCCCAACAAGAAGCTTTTGTCGTACAAGAAGAGCTGATCGCTCATGCTCAACAGACAATCCTTTAAGGAAAGTGTTCAATGAAAGAAACTGAATTGAAACCTATAAAGGCGTTCTTTCAAAAGTACAGCGTATACCTAATCGTAGGCTCGCTTATAATTCTTGGACTCTTCATCGTATTATCTGGCTTAAATTTAACACGAAAGTTGGTTGATCAAAACGAAGCTTTTGATAAAGTACAACGATCAAAAACATTCAACGTTTACTGTGAAACTGGCAGTGGCACAAAGTTATATGACGGTACTGTTGAGGATTACAACGTCTATCGAGGTACTGTATTTCTCTATGCTGACAATCATCGGCAAGAGCTGTTAACCACGATCATCGGTCAATGTAAGATTACCGTGCACGGTAAAACGGAAAGTAAAGATTCTCATGACACTAAAACAATCAAAGTTCGATGAACCGTTGATCGGAATCGCCAAGATTTCACAAGTAGTTTCCAAAAAGAAGCAAGTAACATCTGTAGATGAAAAGGTTGCAAGCGATCTCAAGATCACGTTTAGCAATCTCATTGACTCTAAGACTGGTAACCCTATCTCGGTTAAAGTCAAAAACTACAAAGACTTAAAAGCGCTTGAAAATTTTAAAGAAGCTGGTAGAAAAGCAGCTGAAAACTTCAAGTCGATATTTGACAACCCTAATGCTTCTGTCCAATCGCTATGTCCATACCCCTGTAGAAACGAAGTTTTAGTCTATCATGAACCTACTGGAGGAATGTATTGCGAAGGGAAGTGCCCAAGTGAAGACTAACTCTAAACCGATGGACGTTCTGCACCGTCTTGTCTATTGAGCAATCACCTGGCGTTTTACCAGATGTGATTCTAGACCAAACCGTCCTTACAAGGAAGGTGAAGTTGGACAATTTGTGCTCAATGCAAATGATCAAGAGAGAAAGTTACTCCAACAGTTCAACAGAAGCTGGCAACGTTCGCTGTGACGTTGACGAGATCAAGTACACCGCGATACCCAAGCCTACTCTGGCTGAACAAGTAGAACGTCTAAAAAGTAAGAGATAAATATCTCCATCACATCATAGGAGATTATTCAAAATGCCAGTCATCGATAACATCAAGCTGTATCTAGCTGGAGCTCTGCTTCTCTTGATCGCCCTGCTTGCATACGGTACATATCACTACCACAAGTCATACTACTCCGAAGTAGCAGAAAATAAAGTTCTGCAAGACCAGATCGATTCTCTTGACGCTAAACTTAAGCAAGATGCTGAGTTGGTGAAGAAATACAAAGCAGATTCTGATGCTCGCCAGGCCGCAGCAGCTGCTGCGATCGCAGCTGCTCAAAAAGCAAAACGTGAATATGAAAAGAGAGCACAAGAGATTCTCAATGCTCCACCTACCGACCCGGATGCATGCAAAGCAGCAGATGCTCTGTTCAACTCTTACATCATAGGAGACAAATAATGTTTAAGCTCATCAGCATCGCAGTGATGGTATCTCTTCTGTCAGGGTGTCACTGGTTTACAAGAACTGTCTACGTAGACCGAGAAGTGATGGTTACAGTACCTTGTACGGTTCAAGTTCCGCAAAAGCCGGTGATGCCGCTTACAGAATCTGGGAAAGTCACGGACAACATTTACGTGAAATCTCAAAAGGCTCTTGCAGAAAATGATTTGCGCAAGGGTTATGAGTCTGAATTGGAAGCAGCTGCACAAAGCTGCAGCAAGTGAACGACATGAGCATCGAGTTAGAGATCAATCGAGAATATCCAGCAGGTACCCCGATCGATTTTGAGAAGCACGGGCCACACAGCAATACTCGCTACACCGTGATCACTAGCGGTCGTACGATTCTCAGTGACTGTCGTTATGAGGGTTACGGAAGTCTCTTCAGTACCTTCAACGGTCAGATCATCACCGATGTCAAGTTCTTTCGTATGCAACTGCCCAAATGACTAAAGCGCCTTTGAGGCGCTTTAGTCTAATTCTTAAAACTTACTTCTTACCGAAAGCTTTACTCAACTTCTCTTTGGCAGAATCGAGAGTTGCTCTGCGCTTTGCAGATAGATTCTTTCCTGCGCGGTTGATGTAGTAATTGAGTGCAGACATTGCACTTCTTAGATCTTTGTGAGAATCTTTTAGCCAAGAGACGATGTCTTCGGCAGATCCTTCTGCAAATAGATCTTCTGGTGGATGTTTCTTGGTCTTAACTGAACCAGACCACTTCAGTTCATAAAGTTCTTCTAATTTCATAGTAAGTATCTCCTTAATGATATTTATAAGAGCCTGGCAAAGGGGTTTACTTTTTGAATTCTATGTGTTATAATGATCTATCAGTAAGAACTTCAATAACCTGAAAGAATACCATGACTATCTTGCAAAACATCAAAGAAGCTGCGCTCGCCGCTCGAAAGTTGCGTGATGCTGATAACGCAGCATCACTCACCACTCTGCTCTCTGAAGTCACGATGATCGGCAAGAATGACGGCAATCGCGAGACCACTGATGTTGAGACGATTGCTGTCATCAAGAAGTTCATCAAGAACATCGACGAATTCTTGGGAGCTCGTGTATTTGCACATGGGGATCCAACGGCTGTTAAGCTTATCAACGAGAAGTCACTTTACAACTCTTTCTTACCGAAACAGCTAGATGAAGCTCAGATCCGGGCTGAGCTGATGGCGCTGAAAAACGAGCTGAATATCTCCGGCCCGAAGGGAATGGGTGAATTGCTCAAGGCATTCAAGATCAAGTTTGAAGGTTCTTACGACGGCGGAACGGCTGCTAAGATCGCAAAGGAGATCGTTGCGTGAGTATTCCAGACATTGCTCTTGAGCCTAAAGACCTGAACTTTCCAGTATTACCTGACGGAGAATATCCAGCGCTGTGGTCTGGGTATTCGGTTGATCTGAACTCTACACCAGGCGGATTGATCTATCGATTTCATTCTCCGGTAGCAGTGAAGGGGTTTAACGTTCATTGTGAGATCTGTGTAAAGAGTGGCAAGGTTACTCTGACACCTCGTACTTCTATATCAAGATGACTGAAGATCTTTTAAACCTTGAGAAGCGTGAATGGTGTTATGTTCAACCCCCATCACGCTATGATGTTGCTCCATGTAAGTGCGGCAACCATGATACACAATGGTCAGAGTTTAAGGGCCGTGTCTGGTGTGAGAAGTGCAAGATTGACTTCATCCCTGAACACAACGGGATCTTTGACAGCCCAATTCCAGTAAAAGTTGCAATGTTGTTCGGCATCTCATTCGATCGAATTGATCTTAAGACAAATGAGATCATCAAATTTGAGTTGAAGGAAGATTGATGACCCCAAAATTTAAGTGGACCGAAGATGAACTGAATCGTGTCTCAAAAGAGATGTTCAGGCTGATGACAAGCGGAAGATCCTCGGTACTTGAACATTGGCCGGCATTCAAACTTGCACAGTCGCTAGTGAATCCAATCTACAAGTACTCGATCAATAATCCCAACCAAAAGTTGATGACAGAGCTGAAGAAGCGTGTCGCACAACACTTCAATGACTGTCTCAAGAAACCTAAAGAGGTTGAGGTAGTTCTAAGTCCAGAAGTTGCTCAAGCAAAAGCCCGAATGATCCTTGACAAGATTGCACAGCCTGTCAAGCTAGTCGGAAGTGACAGTCTTGCTCGTACAATCTTAACTGCGCAGCGCAACATAAAAATACGCGAAAATTCTACTGAAGTCCGTGTCAAGAAGATCGTTGCTGAGATGCTCGGTCTAAATGTAGTCGATGTTAAGAATGAATCAACGTTTGAAGAACTGGGTGCAGACTCTCTTGATCTGATAGAGATTGTGATGGAGGTCGAGGAAAATTTTGGTTATGACATCCCAGACGAAGACGCCGAGCGTCTCTTCACAGTGCAACACGCGATCGACTACATCAACTACAAGTTTCCAGATCTTTCAGAGAAGTCAGAAGGAAAAGTTCGTACCCTCTTAACTGGTCATACAGTCAATTCTCTCGATCACTTCGTGGCTATTCAGGTGGTAACGAATTGTCCTCTGAAGTACGTTTTGGTTGATCTTGAGACCGGTGAACAATTCGGTGTAGATGATCCTACAGTTGAAGAGATCAGGCTCGGTACCTACAAACCAGAGTTCAATACACGTCCAATTCGGCGAGTTTCTATCCCAAAAGCAAAGAAGTAGTTTACTTTTTTGGTAAACTATGTTACAATTGAAAGGAATGCAATGTCTTGGAAAGTAAATGAAGTGAGAAAGGTTAAACTTACTTTTCTCAACCCCAGAGCAGATCGAAATCCAGTAGTCATCTTTGATGTCTATGAAGATCAACGAGTTCGATTCTCAACCGTCTTAATCGAATATCTCAAATTTGTTGAAGCCCAAGGCGGTCTCGTCAAGAAGGTTGACACGGTGTTAGATGCTGAGTCTGGTGAAGTTTGTAGCTTGCAGATCGAGACGGTATCCATCAATCAAGATGCAATGATTCAAGAGTTCATGAATCGAACTGCAGAATTTAGAGTTGTTCGCACCCCTCCAAAGGCTGAGAAATGATAGACAAATACACATTTGGTAAGACTCCCGCCGCAATCTACCTCGCAGATCGACTCAACGTTCTTAATGATCCGAGATATACACAAAGAATCTCTTCGAGGATTCATGAAGTCCAAGCTGCGATTTCAGACATTGTGTCAGCTCATGAAAATGGTCATATCAGACTTCAGACTCTAAACTTCTTTGTAGCGTTTATGCGCCAAAAGATTAACACTGTCAGAAGTAACTTCCTAGATTGTGAGCAATATGTGGGTAGCGGTAATCACCCGATGCCTGATTTACTTTCCGTTAACCTCATGACCAACGTTCTCATCGGTGAGTTAAAGAGCATTACTCGCAGATCACGTCAGGTCAAGATACTGAAGACGAAACAACAACGTGTAGTTACCAAGCTACGTCAAGACGGCTTCGAGACAATGCTGTGTCATGATGGGGGACATGTTCTTGCGCGAGTCGATGAAAAGCTGGTCATTCCTAACATCACGCTAGCTGACGTTACTGATGAGACGACTCCTGAGAAGCTGGTTGAACGCTCACGTAAGAAGCTTGCACGACTCGGTAAACCTACCACTCTTTACGATGAGGAATAAGATGGAAACTGCACAGGTAGTACTCGTACATCAACCACCGTTGGCAGTTATTCAACAGCCTCAACGTTAAGTAGCAACATCGCAGTACACTCACCAGGCAGCACCTCATTTCTCTTCGGCTGAGTTTCGATTGTCCCAAGCATGATCAGAATAATCGATTATAAGTTTCAGATTGAGAAGATTGACTTAGGCTTTAGTTCATTTGCCGCCCGCCAGGGTATGCGCGGCACGCATGAAGTCGTCGGTAGAAAATCTTTTAGTTGCACGATTGAGTCAGATGTTTATCTATCACTCGGTCAGAAATTTGACCATGATGATGGGATTCAAACTTTCTATGGAATCACACCGTTGAATGCAGCAATCCAAAGACAATCTTCAATCGATGACTTTATCTTTATTCATGATTGTGCAGTAGACAACATTTTGATAAACAAGAGCAAAGAAGACGTTCCTAAAACTCCCAAGATTGATATTTGGGATGCTTGGAAAGAATTCTGCACTCAAGGAGAGAGCAATGACTATAGCACACATCATTTGGAGTGACGAGAAGCAAAAGTATCAATTAATGGCCAATGGGGCAGTCCTCGTCCAATCAAAGGATAAGGGGTACTTAAACTATCTCGTCGTTTATCAGAAGCATGCAGCCATCATCGCAGCAGGAATCAATCAGGTAGAGATTCTCAAGGACAAGCCATCCGAAGAGAAAGTCACGGTGGAGATCGTGAAAGCTACTGACACTGATAAGTCTCACGTCTCAGCACTGATCTACGACACCATATTGGGTGTACCGTTCGTCCGTGATCCGGTGAAGGTTACTAAGACTCGTGGACGCCCTCGAAAGTACTTTGCGCCGATCGAAGGTCATCAGACTATCAAAGTCAGTGATGAAGAATCTGACAATCGTCAACTGCTCCACGATACGACCGAGAAGATCATCATGGACTACAAAGAGTATGTTGAAGAGGGAATGTCTCCCAGAGATGCGCTGAAAACCGTCAGTGAGCTTTACAGGATTCCTTACGGACAAGCTTTCAATATTTGTGCGGACGAGCTATAACATGATCGGTTACAAGCTCTTTAGAGAAAGAAAAGATGGGTCACTCGGTCCTCTCTTTATCAACCGAAAGCTTAAGATTCAAATCGGTGTATCTTACCCGATGGAAGAGCATCGTACGAGGGGATTTGCATTTAGACCCGGCTGGCACATCTGCAGAACACCACGAGCCCCTCATCTCTCAATGAAAAATCGAGCATGGTATAAAGTAGAGTTCGAACTTCTAGACATAATAGATCGTCCGGATTCTCAAGGTGGAACTTGGTATTTGGGTAAGACCATGAAGGTCATAAGCAAACACATCAGTAAGTGATAAATACTCGCATGAGATTCCGTGAGTTCATCGAACAACACCTACTTGAGGGCGGTAAAGCCATCAAAGAAGTATCAACGATCACTCAATCTGAGGTGAGAGAAACTACACCTGCTCTCCTGAAGAAGATTCAAACAACGCTAGGCCTACCTAACGGCAAGGTGAAGCTGATTGGATCTGGGGGTAAGAAACCTGATGATTCTGATACGTCAAGCGACCTAGACGTTGCTGTTGAGTGTGAAGCATCTGACGTCGAGAAGAAATTGGAAGAGCTCGCTGAGGGTCATGCTCACCGTGTAATGAAGGGGATTAACGTCTACTCGTTTGCTTACGAGGTAGGAAACAAGCTCGTACAGGTTGACATGATTCCTGTAAGCAACATCAACTTTGCAGAGTGGTCCTATCAAGCAAATACAGCTGATCTAGCTCAAGGTCTGAAGGGTGCCCACCGCAATGAGATCTTCTTTGCGATCGCCAAGTACATGCCCAAGAAGGTCACCAAGAGGGACGATGACGGAGAACCAGTTGAGTATGACCGGTACTTCTATGATCTTTCTAAGGGCATAATGTTAGGAAAGAAATCACGCATCAGCAAGAGTGGCAAAGTAGGAAAGAACTTCTCTACTCAAGATAAGAAAGTCATCTCTGACGATCCAGAAAAGATCACCAAGCTGTTCTTTGGTAAGCACGTGACTGCTAAGCAAGTGTCTACGTTTGACGGAGCGTTAAACGCGATCAAGTCACCTGAGTTCTTACACAAGGAAAAGTTTGAAGACATCATCAAGCAAACAGCTGATGGCATCAAGAACAAGGGACTCAAGGTTCCTGACTCATTAGCACAGTTGAAAATGTAGTTTACTTTTTTAAGACTATGTGATACAATTATTCTAACACTAATCAGGCAAGAATGATAGACATTCAAGCCGTCAAAGCACAGAGGGATTCTCTATGTCAAAAAAGATTCTTACAATTTACATCGGTCGCTTCTCACCCTTCCACAACGGACACGCAGAAGTACTGCGTAGAGCTCGCGAAAAATCAGATGCAGTTCTCGTCCTGATTGGCTCCACAAACTGGGCTCGCAACCCAAAGAATCCCTGGACGTTTGAAGAACGCGCCGGAATCATTCGAAAGTATGCCGATCGTACTTGGGTACCTGGTACATTTAAGCCAGTAACGATCAAAGGCATTCGCGACTTTCTCTACAATGACCAACTGTGGATCGCGAACGTACGCAGCGTCGTCAGCAGCTATCTTGAAGATTTTGCATGCTGGGATGGTGATAAGCTGGTAAGAGTCGATCCCAAAGACGTCGAGATCCACATCACCGGTGCGGATCGTGACTCGTCTACCTTCTACCTGAAGTTCTTTCCCGAGTGGATTTCTGACATGGTGGATGAGAACATGGAAGTCAGTAAGTTCCTGACTGCTACTGCTGTTCGAGAGATCTACTTCGGTCGTAGCTTCAACGGCGGTGACATCACTCCAGAACAAACCGAGATGCTGTTGAAGTCTTTCGTTCCAACAGAAACGATCAACTTCCTGCGTGAATTCGAGAAGACTGAGGAGTATAACAATCTGCGCTTTGAGCACAACTTCAACATTGCATACCGCAAACCGTATCGGGTGCGGAGGGCCAATGGCGATGATCCCGGACTGCCCTATGAGGTGATGTTTCAAACGGTTGATGCAGTAGTCATTCAAACTGGTCATATCCTTCTGATCAAGCGCAGAGCATTCCCTGGGAAGGGATTGTGGGCACTACCCGGTGGTTTCTTGAACCCAAGAGAACGGCTGTTTGATGGTTGCATTCGCGAGTTGCGTGAAGAAACAAGGCTCAAGGTTCCAGATCCGATCTTACGCAGCTCGATGATCTTCAAGGAAGATTTTGACCACCCAGATCGCTCGCTGCGCGGTCGTACCTTGACCAAAGCGTTTCTGTTCAAGCTACCTGACTTCATTCAGGATGGTAAGATCACGATGCCTCCGATCAAGGGAGACGATGACGCTGAGAAGGCAGTGTGGGTACCGCTGAATGAGGCCTTGAACTCTTCTGATTTTAAAAACAGATTTTTCGAGGATCATGAGCTGATCCTCGAGTATATGTTAGGAAGACTTACGTCTTGAGTATATTCTTCCTCGAGTAAGATTTAGCTCAATGACGGAACAAGACCTTGAGGAAGATGGGATGACAAATCAATCGGTGAGGATATGACCACGAAGACATTGAAGGATCTTACTGACGAGCTACGTATGGCACAGGAATACGAGGGTGAGGCGGTAGGTGATCCGGGCGCAACTACTACCACCAGTCGTGTAGTGGCACTGCGAGACGAGATCAATAATCATCCAGAAGCAATAGCATTGGCAGAACGATTCGCTAAGGAACTCAAGGCACGACAGGATAGATGTCGTGCCTTCTATGCTGATCCTACCAATAAGGGAAGGTACTGTATATCAGTAAGAAGTATCGGTCGTCCTGATTCGGCACGCGCAATATGATATATGTCAATGAATTCTATTACCGTGCTGCCATTTTGGTCTTAGTTAAGCTTGGAGCTTCTAAGCAAACACATAATCATTGGGTTGATTGGCATTTGCATGGAAAGCTAGTAGCTTCATGCTGTTCATCGGCATACACAGGTCCTGAGTATGGAACTTTTTATAGAATTGATAAAGATGTTGTAAAAGGCTGGACATCTGTCATCACACATTCAAGACGTATTAGCGGAACAGAACAACACTTCCTTAATAAAGCACTTCGTGGAGATTATGACTACAAGATGTTGCCTTCATGGATTTCTACATTGTATGACAGCGCAAAGAAGCAAAATTTACACGAAGCGTCAGGCATGGTTTATTGGAATGAAGAAGTGAGATTATAGTGTACTGGATTTTGCAAGAAAATCTGTTCAATGCGTCACTCTGCGAAGAAGAACAAGCAAGTGGACCGCGATCTACTGGAACTTCAATGAAGCTACCGGTAAACATGCTCCTTATGTGAGACTCGTACCGGTTTATGAATCTAGAAGATGTTGGTATACCTCATGGGCTCTCTATCGGAGGTTTTGTGAATCTGAGGAAGATGCAATCAAGCTTGCCGACAGTATAGGTTTACTTTTGAAAGTACAAATGATATAATGCCTTTCTATGAAATAAAAGCAAACGGACGATACTATGACATCGTCTACTATGAAAACCCAAAGAAGATTGCGGAGGTTAAAAAGTACTTCCAAGAGCTCTTGAAGACGCCAAACATCAAGGTGCAAAAGAGAAATTCTCCGTGAGAACAGCTCTAGATTATTACCGGATCTTTGTAGGGTGGGGTGAAAATGCAGGTAGCATTCAAGGCGCATTAAATGACTTCAAGTCTTTAACACCGGACCGAAGAACCTCGTTTAGAGAGATCTTAGCAGCTGCAATCGCTCGGAAAAACATCGTTGGGGATCAAATCCAGGATGCATTAAAATTTATGTAGTATCAACCAGTAGAGATAGACTCTACTTTTCAACCAACGTCAAGGAGATTGACATGTCACAAACACAAAAACCAGGCATCGTCGTGATGGCCGCAGATAACACCGCGGTTGGTGGGGTCCGTAAGTTAACTCGTGAAGAATATATCGAGTATTTCGGTGGAACCTTTCAAAATCAAGACTATGAGGCTTACGTTCAAGAAGCAAACAACGTTACTTCGAACAGTCCCATCTTGGCTCCCAACCCAATCATGAGAGCTGACTCCTACAAGTTTTCGCACCCCTTCGTCTACCGAAAGGGTATCACTGGGATGTTCTCCTACCTGGAAGCTCGCATCAAGGATGAAGTCATCGTTCCGTTCGGTGCTCAGATGTGGGCACAGAAAAATCTGATGCAACGCATTACCATGGCACACATCGACGAGGCAGAAGCATTCGCGAATGCTCACGGTGAACCGTTTCAACGTTCAGGCTGGGAAAAGGTCGTCAACGTCTACAACGGTTATCTGCCGGTTAAGATCCGCATCGTTCCAGAAGGTATGCGCGTGCCCAGCCAGAACATCATCGCTTCCGTTGAGTGTGATGATCCTGGCGTGTACTGGCAGTCCTCGCAATTGGAAACCAACATGCAGCGTGGTATCTGGTATCCAACTACCATCGCGTCGAATGACTACAAGAGCTGGAGAGCGATCCGTCGCTTCGCCTTAGAGACCTGTGATGATCTGAACTTAGTACCCTTCCAATTGCACGACTTCGGCGGACGCGGTGTAACCTGTGGTGAACAGGCTGAGATCGGTGGAGCTGCGCACTTGGTGTTCTTCATGGGTTCTGACACCATTGAAGGCGTTCGCGCCGCGAACTTCTACTACGACAACCCAATGGCTGCGTACAGCGTCCCAGCCTCTGAACACACAGTACAATGTTCCTTCGGTTCCTTGCCTTGGGAACAGCGCGAGTATCTGTTGGCAATGTTGACCGCGTTTGCGAAGGAAGGAAAGATCGTCTCCATCGTGTTGGACGGATATGACGTCTACCGCGAAGCTCAACAGATCGTTGATCTGAAGGACGTGATCATCGCTTCGGGAGCGCGCGTAGTACTACGCCCAGATTCCGGCGATCCGATGGAGGTGTTGCCTCGTCTGTTCAAGATCATCGAAGCAGGCTTTGGTTCTACCAAGAACACCAAAGGTTACCGAGTGATCAACCACATCGGGTTCTTGCAAGGCGACGGAGTTGACTACGAAGCAATGGTTCAGATCTTGGAGATGGTGACTCGCCTGGGTTATGCTTCTTCCAACATTGTCTTCGGCTCCGGGGGCGGATTGTTGCAGAAGGTCAATCGTGACACCTACAAGTTTGCACAGAAAGCCTCGGCAATCTTGATGGGGGTCTGGAAGGCGATCTTCAAGAATCCGATTACCGATCCGGGTAAGAAGAGCAAGGCAGGGCGCTTGACCTTGGTTCGTAGCCGCATAATGCCTACCGAGTTCATGACCGTTGACATCGACAAGCCCTTGGATTCCGAGTGGGAAGATGTGATGGTAACCTTGTACGAACATAACATGACTACTGCGTCAACCACTGGTCAACCTATCTTCAACAAGGTGAACTTGGATGAAGTTCGTACAAGGGCTCAGACCTAATGTACGTAAAGTCGAAAGATTGATTGGGTAAGGTCGTGGAGGTGGGACCCCTCCACGATGAGAGAGCAGATCCATGCTTACGGCAATGAGACCTGTGTCAAGGCCTGCTCTACTCAAGGATTCATTGAGTGGGAAACAGAGGTCAAACGAAGGCTGACGTCTAGCTACACAACTGACAAACAGTTCAAAGCAATGCAGGTATTGCCTGCATTAATTAAGACTACCGTAAGCGTGGAGATATCATGAAGATTGTCGTTACCGGTGGAATCGGATCAGGTAAGACTACTGTCTGTGAGATGCTTTCCAACGAATTGGGGATCAAGTACTACAGTTTTGATTCTCTCGTTCACTGGCTGTATACACACTCCACATCGCTCATGGATGAACTGAAGAAGAACTTCGGCACCGTAGATCGGAAGGAGATCAGCAAGATCGTCTTTCAAGATGCAATTGCTCGAGAACAGCTTGAACATATCTTTGCTCCCTACATCAACCAAGAGATCGATCAGCTGTTCTGGACGATGGATGACTTCATCTTTGAATTTCCCTTACTAGTTGAGAAGGGAAAACACTACATCCACATGTTTGACGCGATCATCACCGTGATTGCATCTCCCTCTCTGCAGATTCTACGTGTTGCAGAACGTGATGGTAAAGATCGCGATCACATTTTGGCAATCATGAAGTCTCAAACTAATGATGATGATCGTGTTTCAGTCAGTGACGCGATCATTTACAACGGCGGTGGAGCTTCAGAAGATAAGTCTTATCTGAAGCATGAAATCAAGAGAGCAGTTGACGTTGTCAAGCGAAAGATGCTGAAGGATAAGAAGATTGGCATCGTGTCCGGTTCCTTTGACCCAATCACACTTGGTCATACTTGGGTCATCCAGAAGGCACTTGACGTCGTTGACCACGTTATTGTGGCAGTCGCACACAACCCAACTAAGAAGTATCTCCTCTCTCAAGAGGACCGAGAAAGCTTGGTTCAACAATCTCTAACAGAAGTCCTTACTCCTGAACAATTGACCAGAGTATCGATTAATGTGCTTCCAGCTTCAGAGCTGTTAGTCAGCTATGCTCAACAGGTAAATGCCAAGTTCATCTTCCGTGGCTTGCGTGGAACTCCTGACTTTGAATATGAGAACCAACTTAATTTACTCCAGAAGAAGATTGCTCCTGACATCGAGACGATCTTCCTGATCACTCCACGTGAACTGGTCGAGATCAGCTCGTCTCTCATCAAAGGGTCGCTAGCGCTTCGTGAGTGGGAGAGAGTAGCAAAATCCTACATTCCCAACTGCGTGTTTGAAAAGCTGAAGGAGATCCACGGGTGAATTCAAGATTCTACACTCGCATGAGTGGTATCTTCTTTGATTTAGAGAATCAGGTCGCTGGGCAACATATCCGTGAAAAGTTAATTGAAATAAGATCATAACAAGATAAGTACGTGATGGGCAAAGCTCATCAATTCATAATAAGATAAGTGTCATAAGAGATTGAGAGCGATGTTCTCCGTCCATGCAGCCAATTCGGGTAACCTACGGCCGGGGCATGGATAGAATCTCGAACGGTGGGATGCAGTTGAAATACGAGAAAAGTCGGTGTCGTTGATGGTAGAGCCGATAACTGCGAAAGTCTAGCCAAGTGTGGAAACTCCTCAAGGAATAAGCGCTTTCTAATGAGAACTCTTATTCCTTGGTGAAGCCTCTAAACGTGACCCTCTAGCAGGGTCGTAGTGTGTTTCTCCTAAGGAATTTAAGATTCTATGAAAGAATTTCATGAAAGATATTGTTCAATTATTTCTTTTCATCGGTTGGATTGCTGGAGTTGTTATTGCTAAAGGTGGGTGGACACTTCTTGCTATCTTTATGCCGTTCTACTCCTGGTATCTAGTCATTGAACTTCTCATGCAGAAGTCTGGCTTGATCTAACCAAATCATAATTTTGTTGCGAAAGTAGCAAAATTGTGTTTACTTTCTTGAGTGCTTTGATATAATTACTCCATCGTAAACGAAACCTTGGAGGTATCAAATGCTGCAACATTCTACTCGTCCGACAATCAATGCAATCGTTGACCACATCATCGACAAGCAAGACAACGAATGTGGTAATGACATCATCATGATCGACGAACTGATCATGCGTCTGGAAGTACTGCGTCGCGAAGCCGGTAAAAACGTTCCGGTGAGCATTTCGGTTCTGCAGGAAACCCCGAACAATCCCTTTGGCACCTTCTACGAAGATCGTCAGATCGCAAAGCACATGGAGCTGGTGTCTAAGGACGGTGAACAATTTGCTGAACTGTACATCTAATCATGCGCAATTCTTACATGATTCACATTTGTGCCATCCCAGATGCATCCGGTAGCATGGTAGAAGCGATACGACCGTTGATGAATTATGAACGGCAGTTGAAAGCCCAATACAGCCGCATCAATCAACTCAAAGCTCAAATTGAGTTGATTGAACGAAACATTCATCGATCTCCGATGATTCGTCTGCAGCTGAAGTCAATGAAACAAGAGCTTACTGCTTTGACGAATAAGGTGTCGGTATGAATTCTAAGCAATCTGAACGTGATCGCCTCGCATTCTTCGAGACTCGAGGAGGTAAAGCGGAAGCACTCGAATTTGCCAAGCGCACCTACAAGATCTATCGTCATGCTTTGCTGTCGAGCCGAAAACGCGGCAGCATTGTGTTCAAAGAAAATGAACCAAACATTCTCATGAATGTTCAGTTCAAGAACTTGGCAAACGGTCGTTTACCCAAAGTACACTATGCCAGTGATCCAGTATACCGCCAAGGTTACATCGAGAGCTGCGTAGTCTTTCGGCAATTCATCTACACCGGTGACTACAAGTGAAAGCAAAGCTGATGTTCTTAGCTGCTTTTTTGATCTGGACTGTCTGTGGATTTGCGATTATTCAGGCAGCTGTCTTAAATCAGTCACTGAAGCTCGGTGTCTATCTTGTAGCCGTTGTTTCTCTGGTCTACATGGTTCTCGTACTCTGTAATGTATACAAGAGAGAAGAGTGATAAATAGATCACATGAAACTGTGTGAGATCAAACAAGAGCTGACCTACAAGCTCAACACCAACACTTCGGTCAAGTTCCAAGGTCTGGAACTTCCTAAGCCTGATGCAGTCGGTAAGTGGAAGTTCTATGATGAGGGATCTAACTTCGAACAACTCATCGGTGGAAAGTTCAAGGAAGCTGTCAAGAATGCAACCGACAGCTACAAGCGCCTGAAGGCCACAGGCTTCAGTCACAATCTAAAAGTCAAACAACAGGCATAAAGTAGTTTACTTTTTAGTTTCTCTGTGATAAAATAGTCATGTTCAAACTAGAGAAACTAAATGAAAACTTCTATTGCTCTCCAACATCTGCTCCAAAAGTGGCAATCTCCATCTTATGTCGTGATGGTAGGTGTTCCCGGTGTAGGTAAGTCCACTTTTCTGAAGAAGTTCACCCCACTGTTAACTGAGAAGTTCTACATTGCTTCAACTGATGACTTGATCGAGGTTGAAGCCATAAAGATGGGCCTGACTTACTCTGAAGCCTTCCACAAGGTAAATCAGAAGAAGATCAATCGCGAAATGAATGAGAACATTGAGAACGCGATCCGAACTCATCGATCAATCTTCCATGATCAAACTAACATGGGCAGCAAGAAGCGCTCATCGGTTCTCTCAGTTGTTCCGGAGTCGTACTACAAGATTTGTCTCAACTTTACCGTTGATGACAAGGTTTTGCAGCAACGTCTTGACGAAAGGGCTGCGACTACCGGTAAAGTGATTCCAGCCTTCGTGTTGAAGAGCATGTTCAACACATACGTTGCACCCTCAAAGTCTGAGGGGTTTGATTTGATCATTGAGGTAGATAATACATGAGTACTACTCTCCCTCTCCCAACGATGGCTTTTGTAGAAGCTGACATTGACCACAATCCTCCGACGGTTCTTACCATCGATGAGACAACTGACTTGAATGAGGTATCTAAGATGCTTGAACAGCCCAAATTACGACGTAACCTGATCGCGATGAAAGTCTTTAATTCAACCGATGAGTTTGTCAACTGGCAAGCTGAAGAGCCGCGTGAGATCTTCGAGATAACACCGCAAGCGATCGCGATCGGTGAGAGAATCTCTTATCGAATCTTCGTAACCTATAACGGTGGCATCATCGGGTGAGTTTACCAGACCGTCCGGGTTGGTGGAGAAATCTTGATAGTGATGAGCTAATTGAGATCTATCTCTTAGATCCAGTTGGAATTCTTTGCTTTTGGGGCCCTGACGTTGGAATTACTTACAGTGGATCAGCTGATAAAACTGTCATTTGGTCAGACGATGAGTGGGTTGGACACATTCCTGCACATCGGTATGATGGAAATCCAGAAAACTGGGAATTCGTAAGAGAACTTTCATGAGACTTATCGATAGAATTGCAAATGCGTACAACGATCGTGTAAGACGTAAGTACACTTTTCAAATTGAAAATGTGATGATGAAAAAAGTCAAGAATCTGATCGAGAATTCAATTCCTGATAGTAAGAAAAAGATCATCGGTCTTACCACTAAAAGGTGGTTTAGAGATGGAACCGTGATTACTCATGATCGACAAGTGAGAGGAGATCTCATTAGAGTTACGTATCACGGTCAACCTATCGTTGAATATGTTGATCAAACCCATGCTTACGGCTTCATTGGAATTCATGATGTATCGTTTACACCAAATTCTATGCTGATCGAACAAGCAATCAGTAAACTGTAAACTTTCATAAGGAAATAAGATGAGTGATCTGCGTCTGTACACGTTTGTCAATGGAATTTATCTTTCTAGCATCCAAGCTGGAATTCAATCTGCTCACTTAGTACATGAGCTTTTCTTGAAATATCATGAAGAATCTGCGATCGTATGGGATGACCTTGCCGCGATGCAACTGTTTGACTGGGCTCAAAATCACAAGACGATGATCGTTCTTAGTGGTGGAGCATGTGGAGATCTCAACGAAAAGTACACACTGCTAGAACTGATCTCTAACAAGTTAAGCTTTCCGATGCCGTTTGAATGTTTTCATGAAGATGAGTACTCTCTAGGTGGAATCTTGACCTGTGTCGGTTGTGTTCTGCCCGAAGAGATCTA